GTGATTTGAATGCTTTGGATTTGAGCGGGTGGAATACCGCTTCTGTTGATGACATGAATCAAATGTTCATGGATTGTACTAGCCTGACTTCGCTCAATGTGAGCAACTGGAACACATCCAAGGTGGATGATATGTCCGAAATGTTCGACCATTGTGACAATCTTACTACTCTTAATATCAGCAACTTCGACACTAGAGCTATCACAACTAGTGAAGGCTTGTATAGATTCGCTCGTAAGAGTGGTATCACCAACCTTACTGTTGGTGCTAACTTTGTACAAGACTACAATATGCATGCGGCTGGTAGTGATGGTATGTTCTACACAAGCTCCTCTACTCCTTTGACGGTTACTGGAGCTAATAGTGTCCTGAGAACTTACGACTTTGCTACTGATAACAGAACCGTTACTTTTAAGTAATTTTAAAAACATTTGAAAAGGAGGAAATTAGATGGCATTTTTAGACGAAACTGGACTTGCGCATCTTTGGAATCACATCATCGCAAGAATGTCAGCTATTGGCACACCTGCTGTTACTACTTCTGATAATGGTAAATTCCTTCGTGTTGTAAATGGTACTTGGACTGCATCTACCGTTCCCAACGCAGAGGAGGCGAGTTTCTAATGGCTGAATATTTAATTCAAGATACTAGCCTTATAAACATCGCAGATGCAATTCGTAGAAAGACTGGTAAAACAGATTCATTAACGCCAGAACAAATGGTGGTAGAAATTGATAACTTAAATGTAGTGATTCGAGACTTGGCAGTTTTGTACGATGCAGGAGACCAATATACTGAAACTACTGGTGGTTGGACGGCTACTGGATGGACATATGGTGTTAATACTGTGCTTACTTCTAATGTTTACGCCACACATATGCAAGTCACTGGTGGTTATTCTACCACCACTGGTTCTGGCGTAACGAGAGCTTCTATTGTAGGTACTGTTAATGCAATCCCTATGGACGGATACTCCAAAATTTATGCAAACATTAACATAACTCAGGGCGGCACCGTTTACTTGGGCGTAACAACTACAAAAAACGCACAAGAAAGCATAAATATCGTTAGTGATTGTGCCGCCACAACTGGAGAACATACTTTAGAAATAAATGTGTCTGCGCTTAGTGGGGATTATTATATTGTAATCTTTGCGGCAGGTGATACAGTTTATGGTCGTACTCCGTCTGCACAAATTACAAAAGTATGGACTGAATAAATTTATTAAACAAAATAAGATTTAATTATATTTGCCGACGATAGTAATAAACTGCTATCGTCGGCATTATTTTTTTACGAAAGGGTGATTGGTAATGGCAGAAATCAAAGATAAAGTTGTCACTGTTGAATCACTGTCAGCTTTACATGAGCATAACAAAAACACTTTTGTGCCAATGGTTGACCCTGCTTGTAGTGGAACAATGACAATGAATGGTAATGCGGATTTTTCTGGAAGCATGAATGTTGGCTCTTTGATGATAGGTTCCAAAGTTAAATTGGTGCCCACTGGAGATTCTCTTGAAATCGTATTCTTAGACGAAGAAACGATAGAAGAAAGCTGAGGTTGATAGATAATGGCAACCGTATCAAAATGGACTCCGTTTGGTGTCGCATTAGATATCACCGCAACTGGCGGAACAGTAACAAGAAAATCTGCTACTCAATATACTGTAAAAATTAATGCGTCTTGGGAAACATATTATTCTGGAGCACAAACAAATTATGGCATGACTGCATCATCTGGTGGTAGCAGTGTAAATCTTAACACATTTGGAACGAAGTCTAGCAGTGGCAGCGGTTCATTTACTGGCACTTATTCTATTAGTGGCAATGGTTCTGCAACAAAATCGATTACTGTTACATTTAAAAACTACGAAGAAGATTGGCAAGGAAATGTCACTGAGTCTGCAACTAAGACTGTAAGTTTTAATGTGACCGTTCCTGCATGGACTTCCTATACTGTAAAGTATAACGCTAATGGTGGTAGCGGCGCTCCAAGTTCACAAACAAAATGGAAAGACCAAACATTAAAATTATCAACTACAAAACCAACTAGAACTGGCTATACATTCCAAGGTTGGGGAACTTCTGCAAGCGACACAAGTGTAGATTATGCTGCTGGTGCAAATTATACATCTAATGCAAGCATAACGCTTTATGCGATATGGAAAGCCATTACTTACACCATAAAATATAATGCTAACGGTGGTAGTGGCGCTCCATCATCACAAACAAAAACATATGGCAAGACTTTAACATTAAGCAGCACAATACCAATAAGAACATCCGTTGAAGACAATGGCACTTTAACTGAATATACATTTAAGGGATGGGCAACTTCTTCTACTTCTACGGCAGTTGAATATAAAGCTGGAGCAAGTTATACAGCAAATGCTGCTGTCACCTTATATGCAGTTTGGAGCAGGACTGTTTCTGTAAACCTATATGATGTTTCTTATAACACCAATGGTGGTTCAGAAGTTATACCTCAGATAAAAATCAAAGGTGAAACCCTTGTATTGAGAGATACAATCCCTGTCAAGAACGGCTACACTTTTGCTGGCTGGGGACTATCTGCGGACTCAACAACCGTTTCCTATTCTGCTGGAAGCAACTATATATTAGATGAAGATATTGTTTTATATGCTATTTGGACTCCTTGGAGTCATACAGTAACTTTCGATGTGAATGGCGGCTTTGGTGATGTGCCAGAGGACTTTACAAAAACAACGGGCATAGATGCAATAATCCCAGACTGTTCACTCACTAAAAGGGGATATGTGTTCAAATATTGGAGTACTCAGCCTAGTGGTTCTGGTGGTACAAACTATCGTGCAGGTGATGGTTATACTGGCATGAAAAACGGTGGAACTGTAACTTTATATGCGATTTGGGATGCTACTAGCATTTATCTGTATGCCAATGGTGAGTGTAAGGCTGGAGAGTTTATAGAAGATGACTACTTTGGTTTTAATAATGATGGTACTATTCATTATGTTCAATTTATAGAAGGTGCTCCATCAATATATTTAGACTCCACGGCTTTTTATGCCACAGAATTTTTAGAGCGTGTTGTTGCGTATTTGACAGATGAGTCAGATGTATATCTAATAGATGAATCAGGAAATAGTCTGACTACAATTATTTAAGGGAGGTATACAGATGGCAAATAAAAGAATAACAGACGTTGACTTTGTAGATTCATTAAATAGCAATGAATCTTTTTTCATAAATCAAAACAACGCTATAAAGCAAATAAATAAAGAAGATGTTGTTTTTGGTGTTGCAAATGGTGGCACAGGGGCGACAACAGCTAATGAAGCCCGTATAAATCTTGGAGCCATAACAATGGATAGCATGACTGTTCAACTGCTTCCAGATGGATGGACTGATAATCAGCAGATTGTTAGTGCAAGTATTGTGCCAGCAAATGATATCAAAAATATGGTTATCATAAGCCCAGATTCTGAGACAGATAACTATTCATCTTATACTGAATGTAATGTTCGTTGCATCGCACAAGACGAAGGGATTTTAACCTTCTTATGTAGCGAAGTTCCAAGTATCACACTTACTGTCAATGTGGCGGTACTTTCATAAGGGGGAGAATGTATGATTTTTAATATGGTTACAGGTTGCGGTAGCAATGCTGGTATTAATTTTTCAATTGTTGCCTACCCTTCTGAAGACGCTGTTCCAGAAATTTCAAAAGAAAATACAATTGCAGTTATTACTGATACGCCAATCACTAGTTGGGCTATGTCGGCAGAAGAACCAGAAGAGCCTGTTGAGGGTATGGTTTGGATTCTCACAGGAACTACTAGCGATGTTTCGTTTAATATTTTAAAGAAGAATTGTATTAGGGTTTATCCATTAAAAACATATCAATATATTGATGGTGCATGGGTAGAGAAAGCATCAATGAGCTGTCAAGACGGTGCGTGGGTTGATTGGTTTAATGGTGTATTTTTTGATAATGGAGACCAATGTGTTGGAATCACTGGTGGTTGGACGAATGAAGGTTGGACACATTACAGCGACCCAATAGTTGCTTCTACTATATCTGACACTCAAATGACGGTTACAGGTGATTATTCGGATAATACAAGTCAAATAAGCTATGTTTCTATTGTTGGCACTGTCAATAAAATCAAACTTGATAATATATCTAAAATTTATGCGGACTTGGAAGTTACTTCTGCTGGTACAGTATATTTTAGTGCTTGTAGCACGACAAATGTAGCTAAAAATGATGCAAGTGAAGTAGTTGCAACAGTAGGCACCAAGACTGTCGAACTAGATGTGTCTTCTTTAACTGGAGAATATTACATTATATTTGTTGCAGTTGGTACTTCTGGTCATGGCTATCATCCTTCTGCAAACATTACAAAGGTTTGGTCTTAAATGTTTTAAAATGAAGGGGTGAATCATAATGGCTCAATTAAGAGATAGCACAATTGATGGCAATTTAGAGATTGCTGGCGAGATAGTTTTAAAAACTAATGAAAAGGGTGTACAGAGTATTCACCCTGAAACTGGTGAAGTAACAAGAATGATTCATATGAGCACTTACGGAAATACAATCGTTGGCTATGATGGATATAAAAATAAAAATGGAAATACACATATATATGGCAACGATATAGCTCATTATGTTGCTTCTGCCGATGCAAATTTTCGTCTATATTATAGAGCTGGTGATGTTATTAACTTTACAGGGAACGCTGCGGTTAGAACATCTGGCTATGTAACAAATAGCGGAAAAAATGTCGTATTTACAATTCATGTGCCTAAACCTGTAATTGGTTCTCCAAGTGTAACTGTTACGAGCGGTCAGGGTTTTGTGCTAAGACAAGATGGTAACTATACGCATGGTTCTGCCGCAAGTACATTTGTTAAACCGACGAGTTATTCTGTTGTATTAAATAGTAGTGGATTTGTAGTTACTGCTGTTTTTGATGTTACTACAAATGTTGTTAATAACGATACTACTGGAATATATTGGGATGGAACAATAACTCTGTCTTAAGACATAAGGTTATTTGAATTATAAAAAATTTAGGGTGGTTAAATTATACCACCCTTTTTTTTACGATTTTTTATTTATCTTTATCTTTTCACTATATTTTCTTGCAAAGAACTCTGCCAATCTATTATTATTTATCTTGTTATTTTCTATAACTTTAATTGTTATCTCCCGTTCTTTTCTCATTTGTTTACCTCTCTTATTTTTTATAACTTTATTTGTTATCTGGGAATTATGTAAACCTACATCCTCTACCATTAGTATATTAAAATAACAATTTTATAGTCAAGAGAAAGACTATATTTTTAAGTCAATAGGCAAATAGAATCATTTTATTTCACTTATTCTTAATATTATGTTAATATGTATTTAAGAGGAGGTGGTGTTAACTTATGACAATAATTAAAAAGGTTATAAGAAAAGAGGTGATTTATGGAGTATAACTATTTGTTTCACCATACCAAATAAATCATCTAAGGAAGTGTATCCAATGGCAAGTATGACAAGAACGATAGTAAGGGAAAATCGAAGGAAAGTTGCAGTTGCTTATGCTCGTTTCTCTTCTAACAATCAGCGTGAAGAAAGTATTGACGCTCAGTTAAGGGCAATCCGTGAGTATTGTGAAAGAGAGAATATTGAGTTGGTAGCAGAGTTTACAGATGAAGCGCAAAGTGGTAAAACAGATGACCGTGAAGATTTCCAGAATATGATTAACAAGTTATTGAAAGGTCATATTCAAGCTGATTATGTTTTGGTTCATAAGTTTAATCGTTTTGCTAGGAATAAATTTGATAGTGCGTTGTATAAGAAGAAACTAAGAGATATAGATGTTAAAGTTGTTTCTGTATCTCAAAAGATTGATGATACACCAGAGGGTGAACTGTTAGAAGGTTTCCTTGAAACCATTGACCAATATTACTCTGCCAACCTTGCTGCCGAAGTAAGGAAAGGTCTTAGAGAAAACGCATTAAAAGGTAAACATGCTGGTGGTCAAGTTTTATTCGGATATTCTCTTGACAAAGATGGATATTATGTACCGAATGAGAATGCCAAGATTGTCAAACGCATTTTCGATGAGTATGTGCAAGGGTATCCTAAAACAGAGATTTGCGAAAGATTAAATAAAGAAGGATATCGCAACCAGCGTGGTAAGCCATTTAATACTCGTACACTCTACGACCTTTTAAGAAATGAGAAGTATATTGGCAACTATGTTTATACAATAGACAAAAAAGAAACAGTTCGTCTTGATGGGATTATTAAAGACCCTCCAATTGATAAGCAACTTTGGCACACAGTACAAGAGCTATGTAAGGATGCCAGTGAAAAGGCTCAAGCCAGACAACGAACACAAAAACGCTTCTATTATCTAACAGGCAGAACTTACTGTGAAGAATGTGGCAGCAAGATTTGTGCAAATGGTTCTAAGCGTTCAAATGGACACAAAAATAAGAATGGTAAATTAAATTACTATTATCAATGTGTCGGCAAAGTAAAACAAAAAAATGGCTGTAAAAATCCAGCTCTTAACAAAGATTGGGTTGAGCCAAGAGTTTTACAAACAGTTTTAAATGTTGTCATGGATGAAAAACAAATTGAGCAAATTGCCCAAGTAGCTTTTGAAGAGATTATGGCAATGAGAAATACGCCAGTTGTAACCACTGCACAACTCAAAAAAGAATTAGCTCAAATCGACAAGAAACAAGAAAGACTAAGAGATTTATATGTTGATGGTAATATGACAAAAGAATCACTTGATGAGAAAAATGGAGAGTTAGCAAGACGAAGATATCAGATTGAAGACGAGTTAGAAAAAAGAAAAAATATCTTCGAGGCTGAGGATATCACGCCAGAAGATATTAAAGAGTTCATTGTTCAATATGTTGAAGATGTTCAGAATGATTATGACAAAGCTGATGATGAATTTAAAAGAATCATGATTAACACCTTTGTAGAAAGGGTTGATGTGAGCAGAGAGAAAGTGACCGTTCATATCCATACGCCGTTTAGTCGTATGGATAGAGGTTATAACGGGAATTTTACTGGGGTGCTACACCGCTTATCAACCGTCAAACTTGTACGAACTTTCCCTCGTAAAAAGAATATTCACGGCAGACTAGATTGATTTAGTTTAACAATGATTATAGCACATCAAGGCGTAAAAGGAAGTGAAAATATTTTGGGCAAAGTTATCACAAGGCACGATGCTTTGTGGTAACTTTGTAACATATTAAACTTTCAGGTAGGTGAGATTCATGAAGAGTGATAAAGAGTTGTTTGACCTTGCCAAAAGATATGCCCATTTAGAAAGTCTGTTTCAAACAGTTGCAACAGAATTTGAGATTGAAGAAGTTAAAGAGGCAATGGAAGAAATTTTAAGTACTCTTTTGGAGAAGAGATATGATGCTGATAAATTTGTACAATATAAAAAGATGTACAAAGAAATGACAATGAAAGAATATTTTGAGTTTGTCAAAACACTTGAATAGGAGATGCAGCATCATGAAAGACCAAATTAAAGTCGCACATTATATTAGAAGAGGTAGACCAGAAAGAGCTGCGATTTATGTTCGTGGAGCAAACGAAGCAGAGCAAGAAATGAAGTGTCGAGCATATGCTACCGACAGAGGATACGAAGTTGTATATGTCACAAGATATATTGAAGATGTTAAACTTTGCGATGTTTTATTAGTTGCAAATTTTTCAAGAATTAGTCGCAAACAAATTGCGTTTGTAAAAACTTATAAATATTTTAAAGCAAGAGGAATTAGAATTGAAAGTGCTTCTGGTCATGAAATTGGCAGTATGTTCTCAGCAGAAGACATCTACAAAGCATTTGAGCAATTTGAAAAGGAATTTAAGAAACAAGATTAAAAATTTCTTTTCTTTATCATGTTGCTATGCTAGTATAATAATAGTTGCAGTAAATAAAACTTCCAAATGGAAAAGACCTTGTAGTTTTTCTACAAGGTCTTTTTTTACGTTGGTGTACAAGCAGTCCTGATGTCTAACATTATTGTATCCAGCGACTTAAAATTTTATGCGTTATTGACATCATTATCCTTTTTAATACTCTTATTATATCCTTCGCTATATCCTGCATTATACGCCTCTTGCTCCCTATCAGCAGCTCCACTAACTGCGAGGACTGCCATAACAGAAGCGCCAACAATAAAGCCAATCATAAATGTTATAATATAACCCATAATATAATCTCCACTTAAAGTTTAAGTTCTAAATATTTCATTCGTAATATCAGCAACATTATTTACTTTGTTTAAGAAATAATCCATAGGCAATATTTCTGTCGTATTGCACTTACGACAAACGCAGTGAAAACTTAAAGCATCTTTATTAAACTCAAAATCCATCGGCTCCCAGTCGTGTTCGCATTCTTTTGAATCGTTATATTTCGGAGCATCACAATCCCTGTCATATCTTTCGCATTTACCACATGGCAATTTGTATTTACAATATCCCATAATTACCTCTTAAAATTTAAGTCTCTTCAGATTCTTCGTCGCTTTTATCGTCAAAGATAAAATCAATTGCTTTAACCATTCCATATGCTTCGCCAATATATCTTGCTTTCTCGCTTTTATTTTTTGTATTCAAAGCATTTTCCAAAGCTTCCTCAATTGCTTCTATTGTATTTGATAATCCATATTTATAAACTGTCATATCTATTTCACCTCTTAAAATCTCAGTTTTATTCTGTCCAATAAAATGGACTAAAACGGTGTTAATGTCCATAAATACAAACATTAACCGTATAACATTATTAGTTATTTTTAATTAAAAAGCTGGATTAACTATGTTGTAAACAGTTTCGGTCATTTGCTTAACCGAATATTTATATCCATCATTATAAATTACATAATCAACTTCATCTTCAATTCCATCGAACTGACCGACATCGGATAGACTTCTTCGATAAGCTTCCTCTATATTGTCTCCACGCTGAAGGATTTTAATAAGTCTATCTCTTCGAGGAACATTGATATAAAATGAAATTACATTAATACCGTTAATCTTAGAAATCTGTCGAAGTCCATGTGGAGTAAGAACTGCAACTTTGTCATCTGTACAATCTTCTTTTGCAGTGCCATAATTCCATTCATTATATATTGCTGTCTCAGCAAAGAAGCCTTGCTCTTTTAAAGATTTAAATTCTTCTACACTAATAAAATGATAATCTACACCATCAACTTCATTTGGTCTTGGGCTTCTAGTCGTATATGACACAACTTTATTGTATCCGTAATTATCTACAAGATACTTTTCAATGCTGGATTTACCAGATGCCGATTCTCCCACCAATACAATCATAATTTACACCTCTTATAAAACATATAAAACAATATGGTCTTTCTCTTCAATCTTAATAGAGGTTACATCACATTCCTTCATTTCATACGGACAATTAAAATACCAATTATTATATACTTCATGTCCAGAACATGCCGTAACCAAAGTCACCCATTTAGAATCATTGTCTTCAATGCGTGACATTAGTTCTTTTACAGTCATTAAAATAGCCATCTTAGCCACCCTCTCAATCTTGCCTACTATTATCATAACTGTATTCTCCAAAGTATTTTTCTTCCGCTTTCTTTCTTGCATTTACAGCGTCGTCAAAATTAACAAAAGAGCCTACACTTATATCTTTCCCTATTCGAACTCTCCAATTTTGTTTTTCTTTATTCCAAGTAACACCACTAACATCTGTTGTACTTGTTTTGTACGTTATATGATTTTTTGTATTATCACTTTGAAGGCATATTCTTAGGTTATGTTTTTGATTGTCAAGTTTATTTCCATTTTTATGGTCTATAACATAATTATTCAAACATGGTGATAATAGTTGATGCAATTTAATAATTTTATTATATTTGCCACTTGATTCATTTTTAACGCTGGTGACTACATATCCATAAGCGTCAATTCTCCAACAATAGTCTTTTATAAGTTCGTAATCTTCTTTATCAAACAGAATTTCTTCTTTAGTGTTACTTGCATAACAAATTCCGAATTGTTGCGATGTCAAATCATATTGGTTATATTTCTTTTTATTTTGATTTAGTTTTCTGACGCTTTCTTTTTGTAAGCAACCACAAGATTTTGTGTGACCATTAAGTAGTTGCGATGACATGACGGATACTGTGTTACCGCATTCGCATTGACAGAAATAGTAGGTTCTCTTTTTCTGAGTTGTTTTAATTTCGTCAACATCTATTACATTCAAACGTGTAAATGTTTTACCAATTAAATTAACTTTTTGTCTACCCATATTTATATGCCCAATTCAAATTTGATTTGCGGTTTCATTGGTTCGTAATTTTCCATTGTAAAATCATCTATGGCAAAATCATAGAAATTAGTTTTGTCAGAATTAATAACTAGCATTGGTTTAGATGGACATTCTTTGTTCTCAAGAATTAAATATCTATTTAACAATTCTTTCGCTGACTCTTCATGCTTTGTATAAATTTGCTCGTTAGCAACATAGTGATAAAGTACTCCAGCCTTATAACCGCAATGTCTAGCCACCATCATAAGTAATGCCGCATACTGCACTTCATTAACGCCAGAACAAGAAGCTGCCATTAGGTCTCCGCTTCTCTGAATCAAAGACAAGTCTAGATACTTGCCATCCACGCCATCTCTTACATTCCAAATCGTACAAAAGGCACAGGGATTCAAACCATCGGATTCGTTCATATCTGTGTACTGGTATAGGTCAATAATATGTCTGCGACCAAATGGGTCGTTAATTAGACCATCAAGCAGTCTGTCCATCAGTTTATGTCTACGAACAATTTCTCCATAACGAACTCCAATTGTGTTAGGGATGTCTTTGGACTCCCATTCATTCCAATAGTTAACACCGTACTTATCTCTGAGCATATTTAAATCATTACTTTGGTCTTGATAAATCCAGAGGACTTCCTTAATTGCACTCTTCCATGCAATAGGTCTGAGTGTTGTAATTGGGAACTCACCCTTAGATAAATCATAGCTTCTAAAATTGCCATTGATAGAATATGTAAATGCAGGAGAACCGTCTGCATATTTAGGACGAGGATTCTCGTCTTTGTAACCATATGCTAAGATTCTTTCAATCTGCTCCTTGATATAATTGTCTGCCTTGTTCATATTATGCACTCCTTATATAACCTTAAGAGTTATTTTTCTCTTTATAAAACTTTTCAATTTTCTTCTGTAAGAAATCTAAGTATTCATCCCATAGACCCTTGCTCCAAATGTACTCTTTAGCCATTCTTCCCATCTTCATTTTCTTCATGTCTACGCTAACATCAAACTTCTTGTCCTCTAATTTCTTATACTTTTTTTCAAGAAAATTGAATAGAAAATCGGTTGTAATCCTGTGGATAATTAGTAAGTCGTCTTTCTGCACATCTGCCACTACAGACTTGTATAGTTCGATTTCTTCTGAGGGTATTTCAACATCTGATTTAGGAAGATTTTTGACGCTAAACGGACTAATATTAGCGCCACCTGTCTTCACTTTCATCAACTCAGCAATTGGGCTAATGTCTATTGCCTTAAAACGGAATTCAACTTCTTCGTCTGTCTCTCGATAATTGGTATATGGAATACCCTTTGCGTCCATAGCCTTTTTAATATTTCTGCCTCTGCTAATAGAAGGGATGTATGCTCGTAGCAACATTCTGTTACTAGCATCTTTGCCCCATTCAGTAATCTTATTTCCATATTGACAAGCAATATATAACTCTACTTCTTCGTGAACGATATTCCCACTTGTGTCTCTGGGCAAATCGTGATAAACCTCGTCCAATACAGGCAACACCCTATAAGTGCCCTTATACTTCATAAGATAATGACTGCTCATTAAATTATCTCCTTTATTAAGTTTTAGGGAACTTTAATATGAAATTTTGCATACCAAAGTTCCCTAATTATCAACACCAATCATCGGTTCCATCAACCACTTCAAATTCTTTAAGAAGGCATTCTTCACATATTTCATAACCATTGTAATGATATAATTTTATATCTATGTCGTGACAAAAATCACACTTAGAATGCATTACTTTGTAATGAGGACATGATGTAAGTAAACACGGCAAGCCACAATCTACACATCCGTTTTCATGGTATATCATAAATCAATCAAACCAATCTTCATCGTTATAATCTGCTTCTTCAAATGGGATTTCCATAGTATAGAAATCTCTGCTAACAGTCACATCATACAGTTTATCGCCGCTCCATTTGTGAACATTAATATAAAAGTTGCCAGTAATATGTCCGCCCCAGTCCGTTTCGCCCTTATGCTTTCTCAAATAATCAATAGCCTTATTGATATATTCCTTAAAATACTCTTCACAACACTCAACAGCACCGTTTTCTACGCACACATGATGGAAATGTGTGGGGAATTCAATGTTGTCTTTGGTTAATACAATATTCTTTTCATGTGGGTCAAGCATATTGTCTTCACCACACAGCGTACAATCCAAATGCATACAGCCATATGCACCCATATACAGGTCAGATTCTTCATACTCCAGCTCAGATAAACAACTATCGCAAATATGCTTACGAGGATATGGCTTTGACATTTCAATTACTTCATCAACAACGGTCTTATTATAATTATCTTTTAATACCTTCATGGTCTTACACCTCTTTTTTACTTTCTTCCCAAGCAACCATTGCATTGTTGCCTAATTCAATTTCATTATTTAGAACCTTTTGCTTTTGTTCAAAGGTGTCCCAAATAATTTCTGGTTTAATCATTTTAATCTTAATTGGTCTTTTGTCGTTTTTAATTCTCTTTGCAGTTTCTATAAAATTAGCTATCAGCATTTGTTTAGGAGCTTGCATTTGCTGCCTGTTGGTTAGTTTGTCTTCCACATAAACTTCAAAGATAACTTCATGCATTTCAAAAATGTCTCCAATGTATCCCATATTTATGTTAAAGATACTCGCCACCACCTTAAAATCTATATTTTATACGCAACAAGACACAACATATAGTGTTTTTAATTGTTGCCTACTACTACATATTGTGCCTTGTTTTTATTCATTTGTTATAATATTAGTAATTAGGATTATGAGGGCAGTCATAATCGTCGCAATCATCGCAGTCTAAATCAGTATCCAGACATTCATCGAACTCGTCGTCATCTTCTTCGCAAATGCACTCTCTGCCGTCGCAGTTCTCACAACCGCAATCGCATACTTCCTCTTCCCACAGCCACTGCTGAAGTCTGTATGCTTCCAGTTCCCAAATCTTATCTGAAATCTTATCGAAGCAAATTTCTGCTCCCGTATCTTCGTCGTAATTCTCAGGACTTACACAAGAAGAAGATTCTGTGATTACGAAGCCATTGGGAAGACGGCAAGAAACAACTGTACACTTATCAAATACAGTATGAATTTCAAATTCAGAATTCTCCATGATTTCTGCAATGTATTCATCTGTGATTGTAGGCGCTTTAATTTTTGCAGTCATATCCTCAAGTTTCTTGAAATGTTCTGCAAATGTAGCGGTATCCATATAGCCGTTGTTTGTGTTATTTTCACCAAAGGTAAATGAGATGATGCCATCTTCGGACACATTGGTAATATTGACTACAGTTCCTTCGTCAAGAAACCACATCTTCTTTACCGCAACAAACTTATCGTTAATATTAATATGCATATTCATTTTCTCACTTTCTTTTGTTTTGTTATCACTCTTTGAGTGAGCATGGAGCGGCTGACGAGACTTGAACTCGCAACAACTTGCTTGGAAGGCAAGGACTCTACCAATTGAGCTACAACCGCATGTATTTTGGTGCCGATGAGGGGAGTCGAACCCCTACGCTATCACTAGCGGTGGATTTTGAGTCCACTACGTCTACCAATTCCATCACATCGGCATATCAATCTGCTTTTTTAGCCAACCTGCGGCAACAGGTACAGATTGTGAGGCAGGACGGATTTTATGGAATTCTACGATATTTGGCGGAGAGTGTGGGATTCGAACCCACGGTGGACTTTCATCCATCACCAGTTTTCAAGACTGGCTCCTTAAACCGCTCGGACAACTCTCCATATGGTGTTCCATATTGGACTCGAACCAATGACCTCATGGGTGTAAACCATGCGCTCTAACCTGCTGAGCTAATAGAACATATTGGAGCTGGTAGACGGACTCGAACCCCCGACCTACTGATTACAAATCAGTTGCTCTACCGACTGAGCTATACCAGCATATGTGGTGACGCATACGGGATTCGAACCCGTGTTACCGCCGTGAAAGGGCAGTGTCTTAACCACTTGACCAATGCGCCATTTGGCAGCGACTACTGGATTCGAACCAGTGAAATGTCAGAGTCAAAGTCTGATGCCTTACCGCTTGGCTAAGCCGCTATATTTGGTGCAGATAGAGGGAGTCGAACCCTCATGCCGAAGCACATGAGCCTAAATCATGCGTGTCTGCCAATTCCACCATATCTGCATATGGCACAGGATATTGGATTCGAACCAATGACCTACTGCTTAGAAGGCAGTTGCTCTATCCTACTGAGCTAATCCTGCATATTGTTTTGCCAAGGAATCACCTTGTCGAAATCTAATGGATTATCAGATGTTTTAATTCTTTCAAACCCATCTTTAACGGACTCCCAAAGAGTAAACTGTTCTTTTAAGGGATTTTGAGTAATAACATACTTACCATTAAGACAGCTTACTCTGCTTCCTGTTTCTGAGGCAGGAATTGATTTCACAATTTTAGATGATGTTCTTGCCATTTACAGTACCTTCGGATAATCAAAAAAGAACTTAAAGAACTTCATTTCATCTTCTGGGTTAGAGCAAAACAGCTCTAAGCTATCACCTTCGCAATTGATTAAAGCGCTGATTGCAATGTACTGAGACAGCTTAGACTTAAGGTTAATCTTGTCGCCATCAGCAGATTCAAGCCATACATCACCAGTACATCTGTCTACGGTTCTCAAAAAATCGTTAACTTCAGAAATATTTGAAAGCCTCATATTGTTGTACCTTTCTTTTTTTGTTTATTTGATTTTATTTTTATGGTAGAAGATGTGGGACTCGAACCCCTATTCATGCTCCCAAAGCAAGCGTGTTACCATTACACTACATCCTCTATGTTGCTGTCTGTCCAGCAGTCAACCGTACTATTCCGATTTGTCATATGTACGTATCAACCGAAAGGAAGGGCATTGGAGGATACCCTTTGGTACTGGTGATGGGACTCGAACCCACACGCACGAAGCCTGAGATTTTAAGTCTCATATGTCTACCATTTCATCACACCAGCATATTGGTGCTCCTGTTGGGACTTGAACCCACATCTTGCGATTATAAGTCACAGGCTCTAACCGATTGAGCTACAAGAGCATGTTTTGGTGACGGCGGGGAGGTTCGAACTCCCGACCCATTGCTTAAAAGGCAATTGCTGCTACCAACTGAGCTACACCGTCATGTTTGGCTATATAACCTTATTAGTTGTATAGCCAAGAAGTTTTTGTTTCTCTTAACTGTGTGTATTATAGCATACTCAGAAGCATTTGTCAAGTACTTTTTTGAAGTTTTTTCAAATTTCTTTTTAAGAACTTTTGAAACATTATTACTTGCTTCGTTTCTGACTGTATGTATTATACCATATTAAGAATCGTTTGTCAAGAACTTTTTTGAATTTTCTGATATTTTTTTATTTCATTATCAAGTAGTTCATTCGGCTCATCGACTGTATGTATTATACTATATATTCAATTAATTGTCAAGAACTTTTTTCAGAATTTTCAATAATAATTTCTTTCAAAGTTCTTGGAGTCCAATCCATATATGGCAGCGCTGCTCCAACATTGTATGCAACCGCTGGCGGACAGTCAGTATAACCCTTCATAGTCTTATCCTTAAAATACTCGTTTACATAATTCAAAGACTGCTTGTATACTTCCCATTCTTCAGACATATGAACATGCCCATATAAATGAATCCAGCCTTTATGTTGTCCGTTCCAAAATAAAATTGGATAGTGAGACAACACTAATTTATGGTTCATTCCATTATAGTTATCTGCAATTTCTTTATAGTCACAAACTTCAATAAACAACTGCTTTAGACGGATGTCTCTCAGCACATCATGATTGCCCACTACAAGCGTCTTACGCCCTTTAAGAGTAGCAATAATTTCAATGAGTCTTTCGGTGTCTTGGTTGTTTCCAATCTTGCCTATGTCACCCAATATATAAACATTGTCTGCATTGGTTACAACACGATTCCAATTTTCTTTTACAATTCTATCATGCTCTAAGGTGCGTCCGTCATAACTATTTTGACAACCAAAATGGATGTCCGAAATATAATAGTTCATTTCCTTACCTCAATTAGCCTACAGCTTCCTCGTCATCACGATTTAGCATTTCTGCAATCTTCTTCTTGCCATTGCTCCTTCGATTCTTCTTTCGCCTCTTCAATTCCTTATGGAAATCAACTGCATACTGTGTTGTACGACAAGCATTTAAGCTGCCATTCTTATTTACAAAAAATACAGTATGCTGGTTCTCCTTGTCTGTCAAATAAAATTCTTCAACATTATCATGTGAAATATAGGTGTAGTTACAATTGTTTTCTTCACAATACTTAATAGCTGACTTTCTAGCTTCTTTTAGCTTCATATAAACACCTCATTATAAAATTAGAATTTTAAGTGGTTATTGACCACAACATATAGTGGTTTCATTTCGTTTTGACCACTATATGTTGTGTCTAAATTTACTTATTTGTACTACCAAATCCGCCAGTTCTAATATTGTCGGTATTACCATTGTCTGCGATTAGGAACTTAAAAAATGCGCCCTGAGCGACTCTATCTCCCTTTCTAATCAACTGGTCTTCGTCACTGATATTCATTAAGAAGATGCCAATATTACCATCATTACCTTCATTGGAATAGTAATCTTGGTCAATCCATCCTTGAGTATTGGCAAGCATAAACTTACCACCCATAGAACTGCGAACATTAAGAATTAAGCATTCATCATCTTGCATATATGCTTTTACATCAGTCCATACCTTTGCAATCTTATTAGGTCTTACAACATAATTATCTGTAGCATAAAAGTCATATGCCATAGCCTTGCTAGAACCTCTGGTCGGTAATGTGATATCACCAGCGGTCTTTCTCTTTTCATCAATTACTACTTCAAAACCTCTAACTCTGCCCATTCATTATTCTCCTTATAACCTTATAAGTCACACTTGCTCCAACCACATGCCTTACAGCTATTGCAACCACCTTCAAACACTAATTCTTCTCCGCAGTTAGGACATAAAATCTTGCTCTTTTTCTCAGTATGATGTTCGACTTCGACACTTTCTGGTTCTTCAGTGACAGACAATTTATTTACAAAGCACTCATTAAATTGCTTGTGCATATCCTTTAATGCATAACCAATTGCCATAGGACAGCAAGAACCCTTGCTCTTACCTCGCTTAGCGTAGCTAGGGCAAGCACCAGTAGACATTAACTGGTCAACAATATCATCAATAGAAACACCTGCTCTAGCAGCGGCAGAAATCATTCTGGATAGACCAATCATAAAATTGTTACAACCACCAGTAGAACCCTTGCTGAGATAAATTTCTCTTAATTCACCATTGCTAGGGTCAAAGAATGCTTGACAATGTAAAGAACCGCAGCCAGTCATAAGCTTACGCTTCAGACCGATGATAGTATCATCTGTAGCGATAATCTCACCACGTTTTAACTCCGTATTGGATTCTTCCTCTGTGGTGGTTTCGGTAGTGGTCAAAATACCAGTTCTCTTGCAACCATCACGGAAAATAGTAACACCCTTCAAACCAGACTTCCAAGCAGACATATACAGGTCTTCGGTTTCTTCCACTGTAAAGCTATTGGGAACATTAACAGTAGAGCTAATAGATGCATCAATATGCTTCTGCCAAACAGCTTGCATTGCGATTCTATCCTTATAATTTAAATCCTGTGCAGTGATAAAGAAGTCGGGAAGCATAGCATCGTCTGTAATATTATGTTCCTTCATATACCTTTCGACAATGGGAGTATAAACCTTATAATATTCATCATGACCAAGAAGAGATTCTGTCTTTCTTGTATAGAAATTTGCAAAGATAGGTTCGATGCCACCAGATACACCAAGCATAGAGGATAGACTGCCAGTAGGAGCGATTGTCAGCAACTGAGAATTATGGAGACCATACATTTTCACATTTCTATAAGTTGCATCAATGACATTTTCTCTCAGATAAGGAGATGTCTCAACCGCAATAGAATTATACTTTGGATATACACCGTTGTCTTTTGCTATAACAGCAGACGTATAAATTGCTTGGTCTGCCATTGCGAAACCAATCTTATCACACAGAGCAATAGATTCCTTGCTTCCATATTTAATATTCATCTTGATAAGCATATCAGCCAAGCCAAAGATGCCAAGTCCAATCTGTCTCCAATCTCTCACTGAGTCTCTTTGCTCTTGCAAAGGATGCAACTCAAGACCTTCATCAAGAACTTCGTTTAATGCCTTTACTGCAATATCTACAGCTTCAACAAAACTATTATAATCAAAGTTTTTATCTTTGGTTACAAACTCAGAAAGATTGATGCTTCCTAATAGACAGCTACCACCAGCAGGAAGAGGTTCTTCTGCACAAGGATTAGTGCCAGCATAATGAAAGTTGCTATCATTGCTTAACATATTCCAGTTTTCAATTCTATCCCAGAACAACATTCCTGGCTCTGCGTAGTCCCAGTTCATTTCACAAATCTTATGAAACAGCTCTCTTGCATTGATTGTTTTTGTAATAGTATCATTGGTCTCTTCTCTAGTAAAAGATAAAACAAAGTCCTCGTTCTTCTCTACGGCTTCCATAAACTTGTCAGTAATACGGATAGAGATATTTGCCTTAGTTACTCTTTCGAGGTCTGACTTGATTTCAATGAATTCTTCGATATCTGGATGGTCACAAGCCAGAGAAATCATTAAAGCGCCTCTACGACCATTCTGACCAATCAAACCAGTTACCAGAGAATACAAATCCATAAAGGATACAGAACCAGAAGTTTCCTTTGCTGTATTTCTGACTTTTGCACCTCTTGGAGCAAGCTTGCTAATGTCAATGCCGCAACCGCCACCATAGGAATAGGTTCGTGCTAATTTAGTGGCACATTCAAAAATTGATTCAATACTATCTTCAGGTGGTGCGATTACATAGCAATTGGAAAGAGTAGTTTTAATACCCTTCTTATAAAGTCCACGATTAGACAGAATTCGACCACCAAATAAGAATTTCTTTTCAAGAATCAGTCTTTTTACATCTTCATTGCCATTAGAAACTCTGTCTAACCATTCGTTAAATGTTTCATTTTCGAACTGATATTTATTTGTCCAAATATCAATTCCTAATTTATTGTCTTTTCCTAACCATTCTTGAACAGTTGTCATATGCCACCTCTTATTTTCATTCTTATATATTTATTAGTTTAACATCTTAATTAATTCTTCTTCAGAAATAATAGGAATGTTTAATTCTTTTGCTTTCTTATTTTTGCCACTCGTAGATGTTGTATCATTGTTTACCAAGTAAGAGGTTTTTGCAGAAACAGAACCACTCACCTTGCCACCAGCAGCTTCAATCTTTTCTTTGGCTTCATCTCTATTTGCAAAATGATTTAGACTGCCAGTAATTACAAAAGTCTTTCCCTCTAAGCTAGAGCCAGAAACAATCTGCGGCTTTTCAAAATACATTTCCTTTGCAAGATTGCCAATCATAACAACATTCTTCTCGATATAATCATTAATAGAGTCATTCATAGCTTCGCCAAAATCATCAAGTACAGTGAAGTCAAACTGATTCAGACAGCATTCTTTGCAGAATTTATTAAAGTCTCCATTAAAATACTTGCTAATAGTCTTACTTGCAGAGCGACCAATTAAAGGAATGGAAAGTGCATAGATAAATCTATCAAGAGTAGTATTCTTTGACTTCGCAATAGAATCCAACAGCTTTTTTGCAGACTTCTCACCAAAGCCATCAAGCTTAATCATTTCAGAGAAGTGGTATTTTAAGCTATAAACATCTTCAAAACAAGTCAGCCAACCAAGCTCAATAAACTTTTCTAAGGTTGCCTCGCTCATTCCATCTACATTCATTGCGTTCTTAGAAACAAAATGAGTCAACTTACCAAGCAACTTACCCTTACAAAATTCATTTGTGCAAACAAGAACAGTAGAACTATTCTCTGTTACTAGTCTAGTTGTGCCACCACAAACAGGACAATGTTCTGGGAAGGCAATGAAATCTCGTGGCTTGCCCAGTGCCATTCTCTCATCAGCAGAAACGTTTCTCTTAACTTGAGGAATAATGGAATTGGCTTTTACAACTTCAATAGTATCTCCAATATGTAAATCTAGCTTGGACAGAATAGACATATTATGTACGGATGCTCGTTCAACAGTAGTTCCGTCAATTTCCACTGGCTTAAACACGGCAGTAGGAGTAAGAACTCCAGTCTTTCCCATCGTAAATTCAACATCAATTAACTCAGTTTCATACACTTCATCTTTTGCCTTGTAAGCAATACCATTTCTGAAATGATGACTAGTAGCACCTAGAGACTTGCCATATGCAATATCATTAAACTTAAATACAATACCATCGCAAGGCAAGCCCTCTTCCTTGGTATAGTCAAAGATATAATAAATATTGCCCTCTAAATTCTTAGGATTTAAACCAGTGGTAGTATTATTAAACCAATGAGGCACGACATCAAAGCCTAATTCTTTTGCTTCATTTAGGTTTTCATAAAGGCTATTGCCACCACCTTCAATAACATCCCAACCAAGAAGTCTCAATCTTCTCTTTGCTACTAAAGATGTATCCAAAACAGCAAGAGTGCCAGAAGCTAGATTTCTACTATTCTTGTATTCGCCATCCTTATTGACTTCGGCAAAATCATCATCTGTAATAATTGCCTCGCCATCAATAATATAAGTTCCTTCCTTATTAATCTTCAAAGGAACATTCTTAAACTGTTTAACATGTTCAGTAATGTCAGAACCAACATGTCCGTTGCCTCTAGTTTCAGCACGAGAGAGAAGCCCATCTTCATAGGTTAGTCTACAAGTAAGACCATCTAACTTAATACTAGCCACTAATTCTTTATTATTGGCAAATTTAATTAGCTCCTCTACAGTATGGCACTTCTCTAAGCTCAACATAGGATAAGAGTGTGTTACCTCTTTAAGCTCGGTCAAAACTTTTGCACCAACATTGTGTGTAGGAGAATTTGCTAAAACAAAACCAGTTTCTTCTTCGAGTTGTTTAAGGTCTGCCAATCTAGCATCAAACTGTTCATCGGTCATAATGGGATGACCAGTGTTGTAATATGCATTTGACGCTTCATTAAGGATTGAAACCATGCCTCTCATCATATCTAGTTCAATCGAATTCATATGTATCTCCTTAAAACATTACTAGGTCTTCACGAATAAGATACTCATCACAAGATGAGAAATTGATATGTGCTTGCATAGTGCATTGTTCAATTTTTTTCTGTGAGCAATAGTCAATTGGTGCATCATAGAACTCGCAAGTTGCACACTTAATCTTACATTTCTTATTCTTCTTAGTCTTCTTCTTATGATTACTGTCGCTCATTTCTTCACCTTCCTTATATAACTTTAGTAGTTAGGGCTTAAAAATAAGCCCTAAATTACTGTTAATATTATACTCTTTTTATTCTTGTTTGTCAATAGGTTTTAACAAATTTTGCATAAAAGTATGTCTGGTTAAATTCGCTTTCTTTTTAACTGCTTGGTTTACACTCTGCAAACTTCCTAAGTGATACAACTTTTCTTTCATTCGTGTTAATCCAACGTACAGAAGATTTGAATTCAACATAAAAATATGGCTTTGTGGACTGCACAAGATTACCGTTTTAAAACCGCCGCCCTGCGATTTATGAATGCTTATCGCATAGCCCAGCTTAACCATGTTCATATCATTTCTATAATACTTAACACGAATTCCATTAAAGTTGGCGATTATATAAGTGTTATAAATCTCTTCAATAATAGCAGTCTCACCGTTTGCAACAAAAGCCGTTTCTGCTTCGTCATCCAAAGACCAATTTGAATTACTTTTATCCCTTACTAATTCGGCATTATAGTTATTTACACACTGAAGAATCAAATCCCCTTCATAATAGGTCGTATCTCCAACTTTCATATTAACTTCACTGCCGTAGTTTGGGTTTGCAATTCTCTGAATCATATTATTTAATTCAACAGAACCGCATTCACCAACATTCTTTGCAGTCAGAACTTGAATATCCTCAATGCTACTACCATTGTCTAACAGCTTCTTATACAAAGCCACTACGTTTTTGGGAATTAACTCGGATGCTAAATCAATAAACATATAGTCTTGGTTGTTGCCGAAAGTGGTTGCCTTAGATTTCATATCTTTTGTTAGATACTCTTTACAACATCTTGTATCTGTCGCCACCTTCATCAATCCACCACTAGAATATCTAAAGATTTTATTCAGTGTAACGGTAGGAATAATATTTGCCTCCATGAAATCGTGAAGCAAGTTGCCACAAGATACAGAAGGTAACTGTGCATTATCACCAATCAATAACAGCTTTGTATAACTAAAATCAATAGCATCAAGTAGCTTCTTAAACAACCAAATATCAACCATAGAAAACTCATCGACAATTATAATATCTGCATGAAGTTTTTGCCATTCGTTATATGTCCATTGATTAGGTGGCACATAACCCAAACCTCTATGGATTGTAGATGCTGGCTCATTTGTGTTTTCGTGCAAAACCTTTGCAGCACGACCAGTAGGACTCATCAATCTAAAAGATTTATTGTTGTCTTTTAGCATGTTGATAATGCCTTGTGTAGATGCAGTCTTGCCAGCTCCTGCAAATCCGTTCAAGATGGCAATATTGTTCTTACATACTACATCAAGAATCTGCATCTGCTCATCAGACAGTTCAAATTCTCCTACCTTTTTGTACCTATAGGTATCAAATTCCCATATATTATTTGCACCTTGCAAATTAGATAAAATTGTATCTGCAATATATTTTTCAGTTTCGTATGTTTGACGAAGGGCTACTTCCATATTGTCTTTGTTATAGTAAATGTTATCGTCCTTAATAACATCAACAAAATGTTCTGCACAAGATGGAACCATTTTTAAGCACTGCTGTCTAAGGTCGGCTAAGTTCATCTTGGTATGACCATCATTTTCATTCTCTTCCAATAGATATAACATACAAGACAAACATCTATCTGGTGAGGTTTTTACATCATAACCAAAATCAATAATATTTTCTTTCTGTAACTGTAAGATAATACTGTCTGCCGTCTTGAATCCTATGCGACTAATTCTGGTTAATGTTGTATATGGTTGCACTTTCAATTTTTCTTTCAGCTTATCAATAGAAGAATATTCATCATAAATCTTCTTGATAATACTCATCGACAAAACATTCTTAAACTCAATAACTAAATCCATAAGAGCAAAATTAGTTATAATTTTGTCTTTTATTTTTTCAAAAGTTTTTGTACCAATTCCCTTTAGCTTTGATAAGTCAATGTCGTCCAAATTGTTATTCTTTACCTTTTGAATAATATCTGGATAGTGTTCCACTAAGACCTTAGCTTGATTCTCAGTCAGAATCTCTGAAAGAAACAAATATGTGCCTTCTGTGGTAGTTGGCATATCCCGTCTTAGGTTGATAACTTTGTAACTAGTGCCATACTTATTAGTCTGCTCTTCTGCTGTAATTTCGTATTCTACGCCTAATGTGAGGTCGGCTAACTCGCCCAAGATGCTGACATTATTATACTTGTTCTGTTTGATATCTGGATAGTCAATTTTGCTTACATCGACAGCATATATCTTATAATCTGGTGTGTTATAAGTACACCTAATGACTACTCCCTTAAATTTATATTGCTTCTGTTCGTTCATTTCTTTACAACCTCATATGTTTCAACAATAGCTTCGAGTTCTTCTGTCTTCGTCCATTCGCCATCTACTAACTTTGTCTTATTCTTATAAGTGAATCCTCTAATATCCAAAACGGAATACAACCCAAAAGGATTCTCTTTGTAAACTTTACCTTGTCTGATTTTTGTCTTGATACTTTCACCAGTTCTCAAATTATACAATGTAAAATATGGACGAGATGCGTCTTTATATTGCTCAAACTCGGTAACAATATAATAATAATCGGCAATATTTTCGTTGGTATAAACAGCATATCCCAAGTATTCTATTTCAAATTTAATCTGTTCAGTAATTGATAAAGGTTTGTTTTCAACCTTGCTACAAAGTTCTTTGATTAAACCATCATTATCAAGTTCTCTATATTGAGACTTTGTTTCTTTGGCAGCATACTTTGTCATAAGATATTCGTTTATACCTAATGATTCCATTTTATTTTTTGCTATAATTTTAGTAGTTGCAAACTTATCATAGATATCAATTATTTTTAACAAATAATCATTCGCTCCAAAGTCTTCGAAATAATTCAAAGCAATAAGAATGGTTAATTGCTTAGAGTTAATAGAAGTCTTTTCTTTAATATCCTTTAACAATTCTATAAAAGTACCATATTTATTCTTTGATAATTCAAGTAGCTCTTCTCCGATTTGAGCATTGAGGTATTTTATGCTTTGAACACCCTTATAAATCTGATTATTTTCTTTGTCTAATGTATAATCTGAGCCAGATTTGCCGAATTTTACAGGTTGAATCGTAATACCGAAATAAGGCAATTCTTCAATTAACTTAGATGTTCTATCTATATCATCGGCATACAACGTCAATACAACAGTAAAGTATTCAAGAGGATAATGAGATTTCAAATAAGCTCCATAAATACTATCAATGGCAACAGACAGTGAGTGCGATGCATTGAAAGAATAATGAGCGGCATCTTCAACGACCTGCCATGTTTCAGCAAAACCATCTTCTGTGCCAACATTTTTCACCCAACCTTGTAAAAGTTGTGCCTTAAGTTCTTCTAGTTCCTTTTCCTTAAACTTCTTTTTAGCAATCTTTTTAATGATGTCATATGTACCCTTCTCTTCGATTCCCAACCAAACAAGATACTTCATAATAGATTCCTGATATGTCAAGTAATGGAAAGAGTCTTCTAGTATATCATCCAACTCTTTAACACCAGTCGTGTAAGGCAATCTATCTAAGAAATTGTTCAACAGAGAAGCAAAGCCGGGTCTAATAGCAGCTACCCATGCAGACATTTCCGCCAAAGATGTAGGCTTATATCTCTTTAATGTCTGTTTGCCAAAATCAGAATCAGACTGGTTGATGGTTGTTGTTAAGGCATTTGCATATACATCCCATACTTTGTCATCACAATTGGCAAGCAAAGTGTCAATGTTGTCTATTGGTCTACCAATTAGCTTATACACCTTATCAATAATTTCATACACTTTTACCGTCAAGTAATCATTTTTCAAATATTTGTAAACATCACAGTTATAGCCGTCAATTGCGCAACACATTGTATAGTTAGTTGCGTTACCAACTCTTATCAAACCAACTTCTTCTGAAATAGGTTTGTCTAACAACAAGAATGAACACGGAGAGGGAGCAATACTCTCAATTACACCTCTAAAAATCTTGCTGTCTTCAATAACTTGCTTCCATCTATTGTCTTCCAAGTGATTCTCTAGGTCTTTTGCAATTTCATTATACTCGTCAATATGATATCCATTTGCCTTGCACCATAGTCTAAAAGCAGAAGACTCTTGCAGTGGCTTATATGCAACCATATAATAAATACCATCTTCGCCAAGAATGTCTTTTGAAGCTTTAATTACTGGTTCTACATCAGCAAAGTTAAGGTCAATATCTGGAAGAGAACGAGAGCTAAGAATACGCTCTGCGCTCATAAATCTTGTAGGATAAAGTGTAATTGGAGATTTTAGTCTGTCAATCTCTGTCAGTCCCAACAAGCGGTTTACATAAAATGAAACCGCACTACCTCTACCGCTTCTTGTCAAAACCGCATTATATTCATTGACAGCCTTCTTAATAATCTTATGGTCAAGAATGAAGTAATCTGCCATTCCACAATTCTTTATGATATCCATTTCATAATAAATTGCTTGTTCGTATTCTTTGATTCTTTCTTTTGGAATGCTTTTCTTTTCTTCTTTCCAAGCGTCAGAAATGATTTTTCTCAATACCATATCACTATTGCCGTCTGTAATTTTAGGTATCTTGAATTCTTTATCAAGTTTAATACTGTCGGCGTTATCAAAAATAAGTGTATTTTCTAACGCCTCTTTAATTTGCTCATCATTTAATACACCTTGAGCATGATATCTCTCAATGATAGTGTCTGCATCGGGATAATCAAGGACAAAGTTACTTTCATCTTCGTAGTGCATTCCTTTTGCATTTAAGAACAAGTCACGATATTTTGCATCTTCTGGGTAAATATAGTGACTATCGTTTGCATGAATAAGCTGAATTCCATATTTTTTTCTGACAGCAAGAAGTTTTTTATTGTGCTCAATCTGCACTGACTCATTATGATTTTGCACTTCTAAGTAAAAATTGCTACCGAAATGATTATGTACAGGAATTAAGAAGTCGTTTAGCCAACTTACCTTGTCTTCATATTCAACCTCTTGATAGATTGGTTTGTCAAAATCGTCTTCTTCAGATTCTTCGTATATAGGACATTCATTCTCATCCATACCAAGATATGTTGATTTTTTTTCATAACCAATTAATTCATTTCTCTTTTTTATCTTGCCTTTAAACATTCTGCTTGCAACACAAGCAGTAGTCACAATAACATCAGCAGGTGTAAGAGACAGTAAACATTTCAGGTCAATTCTTGGTTTGTAATAGAAACCATCTGTATTCGCCAAAGACATAATCTTGTTAATTTCTTTTCTGCCATTATCGTTCATTGCAACAAGCATCAAGTGATAATTACTTCTTGAAGATTTATCGTACATATCGTCTACATAATATGCTTCTACACCATAAATGCACTTAAGTCCATACTGTTCGCAAAGAGTGTATGCTTCGTAAATATTGCCTTGAAATCCATGTTCTGTTGTAAAATATGTAATATGACCTAATTCAACAGCTCGTTTGATGTAATCTTCTGGTTTAGAAATACAATCAAGTGTCTTGATGTTGCTATAATGAGTATGCTTATGAAAATTATTATATCTCATCTACCTACACCTTTCTATATAACCTTAAGAGTTGTAAGATTTAATTGATATTTTTTACATGAGTATTATACCATAATCTTACAACTCTGTCAAGGTATTATTCAAAATTTATTTTATTTAATAATATGGCAATGGATACACAATAATCGGTGCGTCATTGCCCATATAAGGCAAGGCTCTTATTGTATTTGTTTCAATCCATTCAACAGCCTCATTGTCAGTCCAGCCCTCTTCATTCATAAGCCATTCAATCATAAGCTCATAGTTATAAACAGCTCTGCCGTCTTCTGTAACTCCAATCAAGGCATCGTCATAACTATAATTTACTAAATACTTAACGTCCTCATATCCAGCGTATAACAGTCTTTCTTCTGCGTTCATAAATTTACCTCTTAAAACCTTTATTTTATCAGCCAACATTATATTTGGCTTTAATAGTGGATATAATTAAATCTCGTTGACCATTGCTTCCATAATTAATTCTATATGCTTTATACTCTTCGCTAAAACAAATTGTTTCAATGATGCTCAAAATTTCTCTAGCAACTCGTCTTTCTGCCATCTGTTCATTTGTCATAATTCTCACCTTAAAATCTTTGTTTTAATCTTCTTTTGCACAGTTCTCACACTTGTCACTTGTCATAATTTCACCGCATTTAGGACAAATAGTGAAACCATCTAGCATTAAGTCATCGTGTATATCAATGTATTCCATAAGTTTCTTATGATACTGTTCAAACATTTCCCATGTTACATATTTCTTTTCATCCATATATACTTACCTCTTAAAGTTGCAATAGCCATTTACAAGCAACTTGAACGTTGCATAACATTCTTCAATACTATCAAAATGTGTATTCATACCGTCACCAAATACATTCCACCAGTGCGGCTTTACTTCTGTATTATACCCGTTTTCCACCATGAATTTTTCAAACTCGTCTAAACAATACTTAAGATAACTTAATTTATGTTCTTCTTTATCAAAAATAAAAATGGTTTCTATGCTTAAGAGATATTTTTTTGTATCTTTGAGATAGTCTAATTCGATATCATTCATTGTGTACAAGCAAGCGTCTGATTCGCACAAATCGTCCCAAGACTTTACACCCCAAATGAATTTCATAATTTCGTTTTCATATGAGTCATCATATTCGTCAAATACTTCAAATTCATCAATATCAAATTCTACATCATTCATATTTTTACCTCATATTAAAATCCCTGTTTTAATTGTCCTAGATATTCTTGACAAACGGCAACAACATCATCGACAATCAAGCCTCTGAATCTGTAGTCTCCTCGCACAGTCTGTCTAATATCTGCCCAGTACCATTTATTTAAATCTTCATAAAGTCCATGCCATCCATGCTTTGCATGAATCATAAAACCATCTGGTCTATACCAAAACGCTTCGAACACATCAACGCCATCTGTCGCAATAAGATAATCGTTTGTCGCTTCTTCTGGTGGACATTCTAAACAGTTATGCCAAACTAATTCTATTGTAAACTTCTTCATAACTTTACCTCTTAAAATGTTAGTTTTAATTGTTATTTCCAACTAATAGAATAATAAGGTTCATTATATTGGGTTCCAGTTTTAACAATGTATCCTAAATTTTCTAAATGTCTTTTCATTGCTGGATTTATATATCCTGATTCAACCACATAGAAATGACCAGATAGAATTGCTTTTTCAATAAGCCCCTCTATTTCATAACATTCTTCACGAAAGTCTCTTGCGTATTCCTGAGTCTTCTGTTTAGCATCCCAAGCCGTCAGCATCTACATCCACCTTCTTCTTTCTTGGTCTACGAATTTTACTATTCCATACATAATCTAAGAAAATGTTCCAATTGTTCATAACTTGTTCATAAATATCAATCTTGACTCCAGTATCTGGACTAACATTAATTCGCACATAGTCTGTACCATATCTATCTTTATGTGACCATCTTTCATGATTCAATCTATCTAACTCGTCCATAGTAATGTAAGGAGGAAAAGTTGTAATCACTACTTCGTACTCAAACTTAGACCAGAAATAATACATCAAATCTCGTCTTAGATGCTCTGCGAATTCGTCCTTGTCCTTGAATTTCTTCAAGGACTTTTGGACATCTTCGCTGAACTTCCAGTGGTCAAAGATATTAAAAGTAACTATTTTGTTCTTATTTATATCATGACGAAACACATTCCATTCAAGATTCATATTATTACCTCATAAAATTAAACTTTTAAAAGTCACTCTCGTAATCAAGAGGACAAAACGGTGTAAAGTGCTTTGCGCTTAGACGAAGCCATTCACCATTTTTGTAAATTAAAAAGTGCGGATATCCAGCCTTGTTATACACAATATCATATACTTCGTACATCTCGCCATTGTCTTTATTTGTTACCAAAAAACTCATATTGTTTACCTCGTTTCAGTCATCATACCAATCGTCGTCGTCGTTGTCGTACATTGGCGCATTATATAATTCCAACTGTAAATCACGAATTTCATTTTCTTGTATTTCAATCAACTTATCCATTTCATCTGCAAGTTCACGGTTATAATATTCTCTAATAATTTTAGAAATATCTCGTAGGCTTGCAACGGCTTCCCAATGTCCCTCTATGCGAATCATTTACATCACCTCAAATATTATCAAGCCAAGACAAATCTATTTCATTGCTCTTATTATCTATAACGTTACTACTTGAAGAAGTATTGCCAAGCAACCCACCAAACATATCTTTGCTCTTTTGAGCAGCTTCGAACTTCTCTAAGTAAGCCTTATAAGGCAAATGCTTAGAAGCACTATAAGCACATAGATTGGCAAAGTAATAACTTTGAGCCTTTACATCTTCCTCGTCATCCCAGAAGCACTGAAGAGATTTGGTCTCTTCATAATCTTTCTCTCGTAACTCAATATCTTGAATCGTAGTTGAAATGTGACTAGTCCACTTTTCTATAATCTTCTCATTTAATTCAACTGGAACATGACAGTCAGTAATCTCATACTTAGCCTTCACTTTATCAGGCAGACAGTCAATGCTATTTGTGTCAAGCAGCTCTTTTAAGTACTTGTCAACATCATATCCAAAGTGCTTCAACCAAGTCTTTGCATTGCTCTGCATATTTTCACCAATCTTGCATCTCTCAACATTTCTATACTTAATTGCACCATTCTTTTGCTCATATTTAATGGTACAATACTTTAGGAAGTTAAAATGCGGCTTAATCTTTTCAAGAGGAATGCCCATTTGATGTAAGCCAATAGCATAACCAATTAACTGACCAGAATTTTCTTCGAGAGTTTTACCAGTATAAATGCTACTAGTCTTAAAGTCTAATGGATATACAAAATCTTCGTCATCTTTATAAAGACCGTCGATATATCCTACAAATACATTGCCATCAATAACAAAGATGATGGGCTTTTCTACCAATAACTTATGCTTATATACAGTATGATTCTTAAAGAAATGAACTAAGTTTTCGTTATACTTCTCACCAATACTCTTATTCTTTTCTGCATCAGAGCGATTAAACTTTAGGTCTGCGATTGTAATTGCAGTAGTAAAACCATCGTTATAATCGTCAATCATGCCTTCGTACTTAATCTTACCTTCGTAGAACTTCTCTAGTGTATCGTGACAGATAGTACCAAGTGTCGTGTAACAACTGTCGCATCTATCTTCTTTTGATTTAAGAATATATTTTAGAAGGTATTCAAACTTAGAGGTCATGTAAGTATTTACTTTTGACCATGACCATAGTCGTGTAACACCATGTTTCTTTTTAATCTTTTCAAGCTCTTCATAGCTTAATCGAGCCATTTAATCACCTCTTAAAACTGCAATTTTATAACTCGCTAAAGACTTCTAATAGATTATCTAAATAATCATCATCCAAATCTTCGCCTACGAACATATCTATAACCTTATGTAAAACGGTTTGATATGCTTCTTTTTCAATGTCGTTTTGAGACTTAATTATTTTTTCGTCTAACAACCAATCTTGCAAGTTATCAATTTGTTCCTTATACCATTCTCTATCTTTCATAATTCGCCTTAAAATCGTAATTTTATAATTTTAATTATTAATTTGCTATTGACATACATCTGGTAACTTAGAAAACTCGACCCAAGAAGAAAATGAATCTTGGTCTAGTGACCGCCAATATCTATCTTTGTCTTTTATCTTTTCTAACTTTCCGTTATCAAAATTAAAATAGTCGCCAAATTTATGTCCTATCCAAGTAGTACTGTCTATTGTGTCGAACGGACATTTTCTTTCATTTAGAATTGATAATGGTGAATAACCAAGTCCATGAATTTTACATTCATAAGAATGTGCTATATCGCAAAGTTCGCATAAAAAATCATATTCTGACCGTTTTATTTCGCCAGCAGCAATACCACCAACCGCCACATATTCATACTCTTTACACATATCATGAAAGTCTTCCATGCCTCTGCTTCTGTGCCAAACTGGTATAACCTTCTTGCCAGTCTTGTTTTCTATGTATTGTCTGATTTCTTTTACTTTGTCATACCCTACTAAACAATCAATATCCATTTCAAAAAACTGCTTTATATCATATTGATTTATAAATTCAATATAATCATCTATATATTTTTTTAATACTTCATCAGAAAATTTAGAAGCCTTTTTTGATTTATTAATGAAAACAAATGCTCCGCTATCAAGCAAAAACTCTTTTGCCGACAAGCACCATTTTATATAATCCTTCGTCTTTTTTGTTTTAGCCTTTAAATATATAAAACTCTCTAATATATAATATGGTTCAAAATACGGAACAATAGTAGTTTTCACATTGACAATTGATGACAAAAATATTTTAGTATTCATACTCAAATTGATTTGATTCCATTAATTACTGCCTTTGTTACTGGGTATACGATTATCTCATATAGCGTTTTAAAAACGGCTTGTGTAATTATCATTGTACAAACAACCTTAAAGTCCATAATCCCAATAAACATAATCGAAATGAAGATTGTAGCGTCAATTGTTTCTCCAAACAATGTACTAAGCACACATCTCAGCATCAAATTCTTATGATTTCTAAGTGTATCCATTACCTTTGCATTAACAAAACTGCCAACCAAATACGCAAGAACAGAAGCAATTAATGGCTTTATCGTGTTTCCAAGAACAATATTATAACTTGAATAATCTGTTGTTGTGGGAAGATTTACTGCAATATTAAAAAATACTACTGCCATTAAGTTCAAACCAAATGCAGTCCAAATAGCCTTGGAAGCCATCTTGAATCCATAACATTCAGTTAACACATCGTTGATAATATAGATGATTGGAAACACTATTACTGCTGACGGAAGCATAAATTGTCCGATTTCAAATGTTCTGTTTGAAATAATATTGGATACGACCAATGCCACACAATACAGGGTAAGTAGAGTCATATATATATTTGTCTTTTTATCAATCTTATAATCCAGTTCGCATCAACCTTTCGCTTAAAATCACCATTTTAAAATCAAGATTCGTTCAACACATATTTGCCATATGATGACTTAGTGCCATATGCGTCAACAAACGGGATTTCTATTGTATCTATATTAAACCCCTTTTTTCTTAATCTATAAATAATATCTCCCAAACGAGTAGCCTTGTAATTGTCAATGGCTTCCATGCTTGTAATGCAGCCATAGGTTTGTAGATGCTTTAAAACCTCTTTTGTTTTATTTGTCTTCTTTTCGCTCATTTTTACTATTCCTTTCTTAAACTTTCTTGATACTTCCTTTGTTCGCTTCTATCGTAAACGATTCTGCTTTCAAGTAAAAAATGATAATCCTTATTATTAGCATCCATAGGAGCGTCTTTGTTCCCTAGAATTCCCATGAAGTCATGTATGTAAGACACTTTTCTGACATTCTTAAACTTCTCACACATGTGTCTTACTTCGCTTATATCAACATCTTTATCTAACCCAATCACAATTTCGACATTTAATCCCATTAGAATACGAACTTGCTCATCGGATATACTCTTTCCAGACAATGCCACAACTGTGCCATCACCAAGCGAGTCTCTTTTTAATACCGACTTTTCGCTTTCAGCAACAACCACATATCCTGCTTTCTGTATGGAATCATAATTCTCATATAACCCATATAAATTTAATGCCTTTTGATATGTTGGAGTTATGAAGTATTTCTTGATTCCAAACTCTTCATAATTCTCAACTGTTGTTCTCTGATTGAATCCCAAGAGTTCTCCTGTCGCCCAATAACGGAGTGGAATAATGACTCTTTTATGCTTATATGAATAAGCCAACTTAAACTTCTTTCTTGTCCAAGGCATAATACCTTCATGAAGCCAATCTATATGCAACATTGGAACAAAATCATCTAACAGCTTGTCATCTAACACATGAATATCATCTACATTAATAGTGCTTCTACTACTTCTTAAGACTTTCTTAAACACAGATAATGGGTCAAACTTCTTTTGCGGCTTTTCTTCTTTTTTCTTGAATTCAAATGGCAAATCAAGAATCTTATGTAAATATTTCAAAGCTTCAACGAAAGATAATTTTTTCGTAGCTTCTACTAGGCTTATCAGGTCTTTATTGTCTTCGTAATCAACGCCTCTTGAAAAACTACGATAGTTTAAGTACTCATTGTTACGAATATTAACTCCTTGCGGATTGTCGCCGTCTGGCTGAGCCGCACTCCAATACTCTTTTTGGCTATTATAGTTAATGTTATGACAGCCAATTTGTTCTAATACATATTCAATTTTTCGCTCATTGTAAATGTATTCCTTCAATTCGTTAATTGTCATAACCTTTTACCTTATAAATTTATTTATTAGTCTGTAATTTCAACTTCATATTTCATCATAGCATCATAACATTCTTTGGTTATGTTACCATTAGAATATTCGGTTTGAGCAACTTGTTTAATAATATCTTCTTTGCATCTCTTATAGACAGTAAACGCTTCATTTATTGTCCTATAATAACCTAAATATTCTTGCTTGTTTGTAAATGGATTATGGCATGATGCACAATATCCATTTCTATTTTTTACCTTTGAAACACCAATAGGCAAATTACCTCTTCTTGCATTGCCTTTAGTAAATAAGCTATTTACTTCGTTTGAAACTAAACAACAAGTCTCTGGCGAATAAGTTTTATTTCCTTTTATAATGATATCTTTGTCTACATTCCATTGTACTCCATTCAACCACTTATCAAAGTTCTCTTGGGAATGCAACCATTCATAGAAATTTTCAAATAACAACCATTTTTCGCAGACGCAACATTCATTATATGTACGATTTTTATTTCTGTATCTTTCATCATAGCATCTTTTCAACATATGAACCCAAGACACATATTCCTTAACTGGCTTTCGATTGATATGGGTTAGATATTTATTACCAGTAATTCCAACTCCGACAACAGAGGTCAAATAAGGATTTTTTACTTGTCCACATGAGAATGCTTGATAATTTGTGTGTACTTGCCCCTTATATTTATCTTGAAATTCTACAACAATATCATAACGACTATTAAATTCAATAATCCTCATTAAACAACCTTTGTTGTTAAAATTTTCTTCTCCAAGTTTACTAATTTCACCATTAGACATATCATTTATCTCCAATCTTCTGGAACAACACAATAACCAATATCCTTAAATCTGTTTGTTGAAAGGTCTATTTCAGACACAACAGAATATGCATCAGTATTGCCAAAGCGATTCTTTGCTATAAAGAACAACATATAATACTTCTCTTTATCCAATGTAAAAGGCAACTTAGTTTTACCTTCTATTCTAAAACATTTTAATTCATTCTTTTCATCCATGTATTCATCTGGTTCTACTCTGCGACAAAGCAATGAAACAGAGAAAACATCAACAACAGACTTACTCTGTCCTATATCCATATTAGTTAAATGTCTGTTTCTTAAAGAAGATTTTGATGTCTGCATACTCATAACCAAACAAACATTTAGACAAGCTGGCTTAATAAGGTCATACAACTTGACAGAAGACTTTAACATTTCTCTATACCCTTCTTCTTTTGAATCGCTCGATTCTTTAAAAGTATCAAGTATGAAATAGTCAATATCGAATAAATTCTTGTACTTCTTTATCAATTTTATAACGATATCTGTTGTATAGTGCTCTAATGGTATTACAATTAAATTGTGGTTTTTGTCTTGTTCCTCAAGCCAATCAGCAGCTTTATGGAGTGTTTCGAGGGTTTCTTTATCAAAATGACCATCTCTTAATTGTACTTTCTGTATAGGATGTTTTAAGATATTTGTACAACAATACAGCAAAAGTTCCTTTTTTACCTTTTTAACATCTTCTTCATTGATGAACATACAACATCTTTCATTGTGTTGTAACATTGAAGGCAGAATATAGTTGATAAGAATGGTTGATTTACCTGCACCTGACGGAGCTGTTAAAGAATAAATATTCCCTCTTTTTAACCCGCCTATTTCTTTGTTTAACAAATCTGCGCAAATAGGAAGTCCTATATTGTCTCCTGCATTAAGGTCATCTACCAATTCGTGCAATCCTTCTAGTGCATTATAAGATTTGATTTCATGGTCTATATTGGAAAAAATGTGATTTATATAACCTTCATATTCTTGATAAATTTCTTCAGCAGACATATCGCAAAATTCACTAAGTCTATTTTTAACGGGGAAACCCTGTTTGACCAATTTGGCGATTGTATTCCATTTTCTTAAATCTCTTACATAGCCATCAAAGTTCTCTTCCTTAATATATGCCCCTGCATTTTCGATAGTCTGGAATCCGCCATAATCATCGTATTTTGCCCTTAACTTAGGATGTCGTTCGAGATATAGTCCAACATCAACTTCTGATAATGTGACTTTTTTCTCGTCGATAATTAGGCTTCTCGCAATCTCGAAGTACACCTTCCATACATTATGATGAAAACTATTTAAATCCAAATTAGTCTCTCTGAGTAAATCTGGATTTTTATATATCATTGCTACAATAGAGGCTTCTGAACCTAGCTTATATTCAAGAATTTGTTTTGCTGCTTCTGCTTGTTCTTTTTCAAATGGAGATAATTTTGTGTTTTTTTCAGCCATTGTTTACCTCCATGCTTACCATAAGTCTGAAAATTTATCTTCTCTATTTTTTGTATCTTTCTTTACCTGATATTTAACGCCAGTATAATTAGCAATCGTAGTATCAACATCGTCAATTTTTTCTTCTGACTTTTTTATGCCCCTAGTTTTCATATATACAGTGTTAATATTTCTTTCTACGATTTTCAAAATATAATTAAAACGATGCATTTCATCTGAGAATTTATTTGTTTTTAACGCTCTTTGAATATCAATAGATGAATACTTAAAAGTATTTAATATAGTTCCATAAGAATAATTGGCTGTAGAATCAATGTTCTTGTTCTCTATGAATTTATTAGTCAACAAACCTTTAAGTCTAAGAACCATCGCATTAGATAAAGACTGGTTTTCATCATACCCCATTAAATTTTTCACATAATAATAAAGTGATTCCCAATCTTGCTTTTCTTTTTCGGTCATTTTCTTTCTAGCCATATTCTCACTCCATTTCAAATCTAAATTTGCATTATACCCCTAAAGCGGAATGCTAAAGGGGTATAAGCGGTATATTATTATATAACTTTAACTATTACTTATTACAAGCAGTAAGTACCTTCTTTGCTATATCAACATTGTCAATCTCGTTAGGATTACTGAATCCATTCTCACGACACAATTCAAGTACAGGCTTAATCACACTCATATTAGTCTTATTTGCAGTAAAAAACTCAATGATTTCAGATTTGATTTCGTCTAACTTCTTTTCTGCACGAGCAGCTTCTTCAGCCTCTGCAATACGCTTCATCTTTTCCTTTTCTGCCATCGCCTGTTCCTTCTTAGTTTCTTCGACAGGCTTACCAGACTTTTTCTGCTCAACAGCAATTGCATCAGTAATTGCCTTAATTAAAGCATCTGCATCCAAAGGGATGCTTTCTACGATATCGCAGAATCGAGATTTGCTGTCAATCACAAAATTATCATCACGAAAAGTAATCTTTCTTGTTTCGCCCTTGACAACACCTTTCTTGATATCTTGTCCAGTTACAACATTCTTTTTACCAGTCTTCTCTTTTACAATTTCACGGTCAATGGCTGCGACACCGAGGAAGTGAACCTTTGTCTTGATTGCATTGAAATATTTCTGTGGCATATTAGTAGTCAACTGCATGTAATCTTCGCCAGTCACAGGGTCAGTAACATTTCTAGTTTTGGTATGACCAATAACAATAAAAGACACACCGACCTTCTTTAAAGCCCAAAGTCTATCAAGAACAATTTCAATTGTTTTATCTTCTCCCGCTTGGAATCCACCAAAAGCTGCTTTAATACTCTTGACACGCTTTGCAGGGTTTTCTTTGTTATGCATATTGATTACTTCTGGTTCTGCAATAGCAAACAATTCATCGTATGTGTCTACAATGACAACTTTTAAATCAGACCAATCAGTACTACGATTTTCACAAACATCTTCTACAAAAGTATTAAAACCAATGCTATTTGTGTCTTCATCATACTCCATGTCCCATTCAGGGCAGTTAATATAATTGATTCCTGTAATTGCATCAGCTCCATCTTCTTTTCCGATTTCAAGGAATATGTAACCATCGGAGCCAGCAAGCTTTTCACAATATTCTTTAATAACGGTAGTCTTGCCAATGCCAGACTCACCAATCAGAGCAAGGTTATATGCAAGCGGATTAAGATTTACTTCATTTTTTCTACCATATTTCATTTTCATTTTGCACTATTCCTCCAATTGATTTATTTTTGAGGTGGGAGGGGTATTTATATACCCCTCTCTATTTATATAACTTTATATCTTATACATTAATATTACAGGCTATTAAGCCAGTCCATTGAGTTATCTACGCTATCTTCATTTTCCTCGACATCAGAAGAAGGCTCATCATTAGACTTATTAAAAATACAATCCAACACAAGGTCATCTTCGGCATATCGTTCCTCAAACTTCTGTACCATAGGAATCTTGTCTTCACCAATCAGACGAATGGCTGGCTTCTTAAGCACCATACGACGCTCACGACTGCCATTAGAAGTACATTTAGCCAGCGCTTCTTCCTTGCTGTATACGCCCATTTCAACTAAATCCTTGATGTCGTCAGGAATGTCATCCCAAGTTGCAGTCACAACAGCTCCACCTTCAATAAATTCACCATCGAAGTTAATCTGATTAATACCCTTCTTAACCTTGAATAGCTTATCCATAATTTTCTTACACTGAGCCTGATTAGTGAAATCCATCATAAATTCAAACTGCTTATTATAAGGGTACTGTCCCTTAACTTCGATGCCGTTTACCTCCTTTACATAATCAAGAACTCTGGCATCAACATACATAACGCCCTTATCCTTATCAATATTCTTTAGATTTGCAGAGTCTTTATCAATCAGAATAGACTGAGTGAAAGTTGCCTTATATTTAGAAGGGTCATCTACCTTGCTAAGTGCAATACTTGTGATATTCTTTCGAACCTGTACTACATCATTATATGTAGAATACTTCAGATTACCACGGACATTGACGACCATGTTTTCAGTCAGATGTTCTTTAATATAAGCAATAGCATCATAGGCAGATAAGAACTTTTTGTAATAAGTTTTATCCTTATCGGTCTTCTCTAAGCCGACAGTGATAAAAGACAAATCACCAATTTCTTCAAGAACATCATCATTAAAACGGTCTTCCCAATCAACAACAATAGGTGCGTCAAAATTATCAGAGCCGTCATCCTTTTTGCCGTGTGCAAAAATCTTGTTCTCGTTTTCTTCGCTGTAGCCTCCCATAAGTTCGACGAAAATCACGCCATGAGCTTCGCCACAATCAATACCTAGATTCAATGCATTATAAATCCAATTAGACTTTTCACTGCGTTCATCTGTCTTAAATGTGTAGTCGTTAACCTTCGGCACACCAATTAAATTGAAATTAGATACCCAATCATTTTTAACAATCTTTTCAACCATAATTTTTAATTCCTTTCAATTATTTATTATTCTTTATAATTATATAACATTATTAGTTACATATACATTATACAAAACTTACCAATGTTTTTCAATATGTAATATTATATAAATTTATATCTTTATATTTGTCTAATTTGTTCAATTTAACTCAAATAAAATTCAACAACATGCTCTACAGTTTCTCTTAAATTGTCACACAAACGAGTTGTACATTCTGCCAGCCACGGATGTAACTCTTCGCCGCTTGAGTTCCAACCAATAACGGGAATATGCATTTCCTTAGCCAGCATCAGCTCCATCGCAGTGCCTATTGACCAAATGTTATTGAAATTTACAATCACTAAATTTGAATTTCTTAAATTGTACAAGTCAAACTCCATGATTTCCTTCTCGGTCTTGTGCTGTCGTTCTGTGAAGTTATAGAAATCAACTGGGTTAAAGAAAGTTGCTTTCTTTTCATGTTCATATCCATGCTTAATAGCGTCCATAACTCTCTGTCTCCATTTAGACTGCTCTTCGAATGAAACGCCAGACATCGAACCAGACAAATAAATCTTTACTGTTTCCATGTTTTACCTCCAAATAATATAATCACAAAATACAATCTCTTACAATTATCTTTTTCTGCAAACAATCATACTCGTCAAATTTATCCCACTCTACCAGATATCCATTTGGTTTTATAATGCCAGTCCAATCATAGAACTCATCATGATACTTAAAAACAAAATGACCACATATCACATCATAATATATTTTGCCTTCTGGGAATCTATCTTTTAGTATGATAGAAAAATAATAACAATTACCATTAATCCAATTGCAATCACTTTTAAATCTCTTTTGTATAAAATTCAGTACCTCATTCATAACGACACATTGCCCTTACATACCATTGTATCCTAAGATTTGATGTTGCAATGCTAACCTTAAAATATCATCATATTCTGACGGATGTTTTCTGCCAGTAGATTCATAATATCTTTTTATCTGTTGTGGTCTTGCCAAAAGTTTTGTCACTAGTTTTCCAGTACGATAATTATGTACAATAATAATTGCGTTGTCCGTTATAGAGTGAACTTCGACGCCATTAGGATGACCTTTGTCAACTATAAACCCATCAATAATAAAACCGTCATTGCCAATATGCTCATTGATAAACTTTTCTCTTCTATATCTTTTGTACTTATAATGGTTAGTTTGGTTCTCCATTTTTCTTACCCTTTTTCTCATCGAACACATTACCAACAATCTGAATTCTATCACAGACCTGACTGCTAAGAACGAAGTATTCGTCTGTATCAAAGCACAAAATAATATAAGCTGCTAATTCCTCAGCATATGTAACAAGACCAGTAATCTCTCTGTCATCTGCTACCTGCGCCTTAACATAGTCGCCAACATGAATTAAAATACCGCTCTTGTCGTTTAGGTCAATAGATTTCTGATACACATATCTATTTTGGTCTACAAAAGTTAGCTTATTGCCGAACAATGACTTCTTAGATTCAATAAGTTCACCATCTGGAGTTAAATAAATATTGTCATTAATAAATCGCTTCTTCTTTTTATCATAAACTCTATACGCCAACTAACTCACCTCTTTTCAGTCAACAGTCATAGTAAAAGCATCGAGTTCTACTCCAAAACGATACCTGAAAAAATCGCCAAGCTCATCGATTGCAATCTTATTGCCATTAACAATGTCCATGTTCAACTCCTCATAACCAATAAACTCAACATCGAAAATACCATAATTATCTGCTTTTCTTCTCATAGCTGAGACATTCTTACAAACAACAACATCATCGTTTTTCTTGGCTTCTTCTAGCATTCTACGAGTCTTTCCACTACTGCTTTCACCAATAATATACTTGTCCATATCGTCAATCTCCATTTAATTTATTTCAATAAGTTTAATTGCGTTATCAATTTCCTTGACAACATAATTAATTTCTTCATATGTAATATCTTCTGGCAATGTAAACCGAACGCTTCTCATTGCATCTTCGTCACTCATGCCCACAGCCTTTAATACATGACTAGGAGAAATTATATGACTGTTACAAGCTGAGCCTGTTGAAATTTTTATATTGCTCATGTCAAGCATATACAGCAAGCTTTCACCAGTTATGTTTTGAGGAAATGTTACATTGATATTATTTGGCAATCGCATCCATCTATCTCCGTTTAATTTGCAGCCAAATTTATTTTCAAGTGAGCAGATAAAATAATCTCTCTTGCTGTACATTTCATTAATTTCATCTTGGCTGAAATTACACATTTCAATTGCTTTGTTTAACCCAATGATTCCGTAAGTGTTCTCGGTGCCTCCACGCAGCCCATTTTCTTGCGCTCCATAGATAAGCGGTTGAATATTTATGTTATTTTTCTTATATAAGAAGCCAATACCTCTGAGCACAGGAGAAATCTTATGACCACTCGCACTCATCATATCAATTCCAAGCTCTTCTACATCAACATGAATATGACCTAGCGCTTGTGTAGCATCTACATGTATAATACCGCCATAACTATGAACCAACTCAGAAATCTGCTTGATAGGCTGAATCGTGCCAATTTCATTGTTGGCTATATGAACACTTACCAAAACAGGCTTGCCTTCTCGCATTATTAACATTTGTTTCAATGATTCAATATCAACAAATCCAAACTCGTCTACATTGCAATAACTTATAATGGCATCTAAATCACTATTATCAAGAAGTTCTAGAATGGATTTATGTTCTATTTTTGTTGTAATAACATTTGGTGTTTTATATATATCTAGCCACGTTTCGTCAACCCAACCTCTAATAGCCCAGTTATTACTTTCAGAAGCTCCGCTTGTAAAATAAATTTCATTAGGTTCTGCCCCAATAAACTCTGCAATATTTGCTCTGCATTTATTGATTTTATCTTTTACATTGACTGCATAAAGACTGGATGGATTTTGCCAACTATCTCTCATTGCGGTTATAATCGTGTTTACAATAATATCATCAATATTTCTATATTTAGCTGTTGCAGCAGAATCGAGATAAATCAAATTAATAACCTCTTTCTTTTCTGTAAGCCTTCATTTCTTTTATTGCGTCTGAAAACAGCTTGCTATAATTCCAGTTATAAAATCCTTGATTGATTTCAATATTATCAAAATTACCACTAGGACGAAGAATCAATGTCAGCTCAGAAACTGTGCTAAGTGCATATGCAAACCTGTACTTTTTACACACCCTAATGAATCTAAAAAATATCATTTGTTACCTCCACATTAAATATCTAAAGAGTTAACCATCTTCTTCATAATAGATTCGTTCTCTGCAATCTCACTATTAATGGTCTTAATCTTCTCCTCAAGCTCAATCTTCTGCTTTAACATTGCCTTATTCAGACAGCGTAGATATGCAATCTGAATACCAAAAGAAAGATTAAAGTCGTCAACCTTAGAACAACAAGACTCGGCTCTAACCTTATTAGTTAAAAACTTCACTTGAGTCTTCTTTCGATTTGTACGATAAAGAGCGTCTGTCTGACCATCAAATCCTACAATCGGCATCCAAGGTGTCCACCCCTTAAAATTGTTCTCATGAACAAAATGCTTTTCAAAATCTTCAAAACTAATTACACCCAGAGCGACCTTGGTTTTAGCGCTTCTTAAAAGAAAAGAATCTTCTAGGATGTTGGCAATTTCAAACACATCACCTACCTGCTTAAACTTTTCATTCAACTCCTTAGTTAGAATCACTCTGTCAAATCTTAATACAGTATTCATTTTTATCCCTTTCTTATTTGTTTTGTTTTTATATAACATTGCTTGTTACCTGTTACAAAGATATTATACTACCAATTACATAATTTGTCAATACTTATTTTATATAACTTTATATTTTAAAAACTTATAAGATATATCTAACCCATAATTCTTTTTCTTTATGTATCTTTTGCCCATTTTGCATCGGATAATAATCAAAGATAACTCTCACACTATTAGGCACTTCGTAATAATAAATATATATCTTCATATTAATTCACCAAAAATATTTCTGCATATTGTACTCCAAAATTTAAAGCTTCGTCATGGTTTTCGAAATAAATGTCTATTTCATTTCCTTTAATTCCGCCACCACAATCTTGGGCTTTATATATATGTCCATTTATAATAACCTCAGTTCCATAAGGAATAACATCTGGGTCTACTGCTATGCTATAGCCCTCTTTTAACTCTTCTCCAATAGCTCCGTAAACAACACCGTTCGGTCTGTTATAAGCCCATATGCCACAACATTTTTCACACGAGCAATATGCCGTCAACTTAAATTCACCCAAGCTAACAGGCATAATAGCCTGAGTATCTACCTCCTTATTGGTCTCTTTCTCTACTTCTTTCGGATTACCTTCTATTTGTTGTTTTGTTTCATTATGTTGTTGTTTTGTTTCATTTAACTTATGTATTGTTGTTTTATATTGTTGTTTTTCATATATGCATCCACTAATTACCGTCACATTTATTAGTATATTAACTATACATAAAGCAAACTTTAATTTTGTTTGCACATATTTCACCTTTTCTTATAATTTTCTCAGTTTAAAACAGTTATACGATACCATATATTCTGAATATTTAGGATAAATTCAGAAGAAACATAAGTGTCTTTATAATAACACTCTTTAATTTCGGCAAATAACACGTTCATAAAGTAAGTTTCATATCCATCATTTCTCATTAAAATAAGTCTGTTTTCATCATTCGAAGCCATTACATTTTTTTCGATAGTTCTCAATAAAAGCATGAAGGGCGCAGAAGAAGATATGAGGGGATTTTCTGGATAAATATCTATATGTATTTCTTTTAACTTTAAATTATTTTTAAAAACTTCTTTTAATTGAAAATTATTTTCATCTTTAATAAGCCCAAATTTCATCAAAGTCTTTTCAGTAATCATACCTTATTCCTTCCTAACTATATATAGTGGTGCTTCGCCACAGAGCATATATTTTTACTCTGTGGCTCTACTCCCTGAAATTATATTACAATAATTTTTAGAATATTACAATACCCTATCGAACATTTGTTTGATGGCAATTTTATCTAATTAGAAAGCATCTAAATGCCCTTTGACCAACTCACGAAAATTACCTACTTCAATAGAGCTATTGCAACGAATTAGCTCTTTTTGAATAATTAAATGAGCCATTTTATTACGACTATTTTGAGCAAACGCTTCTTCTAAAGGAATATCATTTTTATCTAATTCAACTTTAATACGATACATTATCCCTGATGTATATAATTGAAGAGGAAGTAAACTATGGTCGAGATATTCTTTTGCTATCTTACGCAGTTTTGCATAGTATGTGAATCTAAAAGACTCATTTGATGCGGTAGACCTATTTTCAATTTTGAATACACTATCTGGATAAGCACCACGCATATCTACATTACAAATGCCGTACCTGTTTGGGCGTTGCCAACTGCTAATACTTGCGAGTTGTTTTAAATCGGATGCTAATTTTTCTGGTATTTTAAGTTTATAGGTATGTCCATTATCTTCTTCTAATATCACCGTTCCATTATCACCTATGTTGGAGGTTCTTAGATTTTTAATAACACTTAAGTCATCATTGTATATTCCATTCCATATACAGCTAAAAAGCAATTCATAATACAATGCATTATATTCTTCATATGTTGCGATATCTTTAGTTACTCTTTGATACTCTTCATTGTTTATAAATTTCTTTTTTGCGTTTGGTTTTGCTTTCTTCCATAATAATTTTTTGTCTAAAGAATTAACCATCTGATATAGATTATCATTATCAACAACGCCTTCTTCTTGTAACCACTTAGCATACATCCCTAATACATAGCAAGTTGTTGTAATTTCTTTCTGACTACTTGGTTTTCTGTCGAGTATAAACTGTTCAAGCTCCATTAAACTATAATCTTCGATATTGGCTTCAGCATTTTTAAGTACGAATCTAATCACTTTAGCTGTGTTCGGTACTTGAACTGATTCCATAAATCGCTCTACATTGTTCACAGTTTATTCCTTCTTTCGTATTATATTCTTTTCTTTTATAATACCACTTCTCGATAAACCAATCAACAATATAGACTTATGCGCTTATAGCTGTATATATTTAGCAATTAGATTCTTCTTTTTCAGTATTTGGGTTTGATGGTTTTAAGACAACAATTGGTTTTTCTTTTGTTTTATCAATTGTTATACGATATTTTTTTCCTTTATTAAAAAGATGAGTAAATTTCTTGCCTCGATAATATAAAGCCAATTACATCACCAACTTTCTATCCGATAAAACTATGTTTTTAAGTGGTCAATTGTCGGCATAGATGGCAATTACCTTTTTCCAATAAGGCTCAAGCTCTTCTAACCTACGCTTAATAAGTTCTTCGCAATACTCATCAGACGCTTCTTCATTCTCGTCATAAATGTCGTCTGCAATCTTCTCTTCTAATCTATCTCTGTCTACAAACACGCTGTCATCTATGTCATAAAAATCACAGTCCAGAATTTCACTGATACCAAAAGAAATACTGCTGCAATACATCCATCCCCAATAACCGTCATTCGCATCTTCTCCTGCCAATACCGCAATCGGCAAGTCTGGATTTTCAGCAATTAACTTCTTTAGTTCATCTGAACTCTTTACCAATGAATAAGTTCTACTCATATCTTACCTCTCAATATTAAAACCACTTATGCCACAAGGCTCTCAATGTCTTCTTCCATTTTCCATTAACTAACTCATAACCATTTAAGTACACTTTGTTATTGATAATGGTTGAGTTATACCCCTTAACTGGACAAGGCGGCATTTTAACACCGTTAATTGTAACTTCATTGCCAATGACAACAACTCCACTAGAAATAACGGAGTTTTTAATAACATTGCCTTGACCAATTTGAATATTACCCATATTTTTTACCTCTTAAAATTAAGTTTTTAAGTTGTTCTCTTAACAAAACTCTCTGGAACAAAATCAGTATTAACGCTAATATACGGACTACGGTCTTCTTCGTCTACATAGCAACTAATATTCAATCCAATCATAAAATCATAATAATTTGCAATTTTTTCTGCATTATCAATTAACGACTGACCGCAGTCTTTAATATTTTGTACAAGCAACTCTCTTGTCATATAATCCGCTCCTTATTAATATCTATCCTTTCTCACAAGTTCAATAGAAAAATCAGGCTCATTTTTCTTTGTCATATAGCACATATGAAAATCATGCATTTCAATCTTTCCAATGTGCCAGCCGTCTTCAATTTCTTTTGCCAGTGAAACAACAACAGAATCTAAATCGTCTGTAGTACATTCAAACTTTTTACTCAAAATCATACAATTTCGCTCCTTAATTAATAATACAAATCTGCCGAATATTATCTACATACTCTTCATCAAAATCGAAGTCCTGCAAAGACTGATAAACTTCATCATCTTCATTTGCATAATATAAACTAGGAGGGAAATGAACTTCACGATACCCATTTCCCTCGTCATCTACTGCATACCAACATTCGAGGTCTCCGTTTTCTTTCATGAATTCATATAAGTTTCTAATCATATCTGAAATCTTCATATAATCTTACCTCTTAAAATATAATTTTTATTTGCTTACTTCAATTCTTTAAGTTTCTTTATCATATTGTTTATAAAACTATTTCTGCTTAATTCCCACTGATGTTCTCTTTCAAACTCTTCTGTCATATCATCACTGGCTTCATCTACACTGGTATACTTTTGGTCATTCAACCAAGAGATTAAAGCAGGAATTTCTATAACAGGAACGCCTTCCCATTTGCCTATGATTCCAGTCTTCTTTACTTCTTCAACATATTCATTGGCATCTTCATCAATGTCTTCTCCGCACCAAGCACAAAAGTCTTTTGGGAATTTACAATAATAGTCATCCCATGCTTCTCTGCAATTGGAACATCTATATACAACTCCGCCAAATCCTTTGTCTTCAATAATCCAATGCGCCATAATCTCACCTCATATAATCTCAAATGAACAACAATATAAGCTGCATTTAGGAACTACTAATAGCCTAAACAAATCAGTATCTATGGATTTATCAACTGCAATCTTATAAAACCTATATCCTCTATGGTCTACATTCCAGTTACGCCACATCCATCTCTCGCCATTATCTAGAAACCATAAGATTTCATTTTTTCGTTCTCTTTTGTCAACAATATTCTTGTCTTTCATGAAGTCTATGGCTTTGTCTCTGTTTTTGGTTATAATTCCACAAAGAACTATCTGATTGCTACAAGGATACCTTCTTCCTTCTTGTTTATCAAAATACTTCTTGTAATGTTCAAGTTCTTCTATCGACACATGATTAGTTTGATTCATTTTCTAACCTCTCTAAGATTTTTTGCAACTCTTTGTTGGTGACAGGATATACTTCTGGAATATTGTTAAACTCTTCTACAATCCTATCAATTTCTTCATCTGTCATGTCACTACAATCAAGAATGCCAACATCAGTAGTACCAAACATATCATTGAGAAGCTTTTCTGATTCCATAGGAGTTAACCTTTTTACAATTTCAATAGTGCAATCATTTGTTTGAATTACTTTGAAATCATCTTCATAGACCACTTTAATAGGCTTATCTTTGTCTTCTGGAACAAATGTAAATTCACGAAATTTCATAATTACCTCTTAAAAGTATATTTTTATTAGTTTGTTTCTATCACTTTATATGCTCTAAACTCTTCTTTGCCATTATCGTTAAAATCAATCCAGACATCCCAACCGTTACCGTGTTTATCCTTAATATCTGCTTTCATAATTTTATAGTTGCTTTCAATTGTCGCATTTTTCATATTGTGAAAACTACTACTCAACTTAAAACAAGCAGTATCATCTTCAATATGATAATATTTTGTGTTTACCAAAAATAATTTACTGCCATCTCCATCAAAAGAAAACCCACTTGTAAATCTCAACATAATCTCACCACTTAAAACTTCATTTTTATGTGTCAACCAGCATCAAAAATTACTTCTAACTTTGGTAAAGGCAAAGGAGTGTCTTTCTTTCTATATCCATTCACCTTATTAAATCCTGTATCAATCTTAAACTTTGGACGAAAATCACCATCACCATCTGAATAGAATCCTACGACAGATGAATGACCAAGATTACCACAGCTTTCCATCCATTTCAGCATTGAACAGAAATCATCCACCCATCTTTCATTCATCGTTACTTCAATATTAAATGTTTTATCTGCCATAATCTACCTCTTAAAACTCTATTTTTATTTGTTAACTTTCTGTACTTAAACCACAATATTTAAGAATTGCTTTTGCTTCTTCAACAGAAAATACAGCATGTTCAGTATATCCTTTGCCATTACACTCATCACAAATTTCTGTGCTTCTACTAGCAATATGAGCATTGTCGTCTGGAATAATCCATCGACTTATATATCCGAAACCATCGCACTTATCACATCTCACATTCATCACATTCATACTTATCACCATTTAAAATTTTATTTTTATATGTCAAATATATGACTATGCATCCTTTTACGACACCTTTCAAGTTCCTCTTTTGTTTCTTGCAGCTCTTCATTTAGTTCATTTACTTTGTCAGCCAACATATTACAATACTTTGTTATAACAGCTACATCTTCTACTGTCTGTTTTTCAATTTTTTGCGTAATCTTTTGCATATGACCCACCTCTTAAAAGTTTGTTTTTAAGTTACAATCCAAGAGCTTTCATCAGAAGCTCTTTTCGCTGCTCATCTGTAAAATGCTTGCTGTTTTCTTCAATAAATTTAGTTGCAATATTTTGATGGTCACTCACCCACTGCAACATATATGTATATGGCATTTCTAAAATTTTCTTTCCGTAATTGAAATCATAAGAATCGTGGAATAGCGAATAAACTTTATTAAGAAGCTTATCATTTTCAATATGCTTAATGTTTCTTAATACAAACTTTGCAATTTCATCATTCTTCTTTAATTTCGCTTCATTAATATTGTTTAAAATGGTTTTAATTTCTTCACTTGATAGGTTAAGATAATTATCAATTCTATAGAAATTATCCCAATGTCCAGAATAGCCATTAGAACCATATGCGTTCTTCCCAATCTTTGTTAAATACTTTTTCTTTTTTAACAAAGGATTCTTTAATACATACTGCCACGGAATTTCACTGTAATTCCTATTGCATTGAGTTTTAACATCATCTAGGGCATTACTAGACCAAAATCTTAAGTTTGTCTGATAAAAGCAACCGTTGCAATTATAATGATTGTGCATTGTATCAAAGAAAATATCCAACTCTTCTTCATTCCAATCAATAGGTAATCTAAAATTCTCAACATTCTTCGGCAATTTAATATCAAACAGTTTAAGTATTTCAAGTACCTTTTCTCTATTAGAATAAAATTGTGTCATTGCTCCAATCCATAGCGGAGCGTCATACACATCTTCGTTGTAGTCCTTGGTAAATACTAAATTTAAAAAGTCGTAAATCTTCTGATTTTTGCTTTCGGCATTTTCAACCGTATTCTTAATACCGTTAGTCAAAGTCTCCATTAAAGAAAACTTTTCCATGTTTTTATTCGACTCTCTCAAATTTCTTTCTGCTTGAGAAAGAGCCTTTTTCAAATCATCATTTTCTTTTTTCAGATATTCATTCGTTTGTTTGATAGAACCAATTGTTGAATTAATATCGTCCAATAGAACCTCTCTGCATTTCTGCTGAAACTCTTCAAGAATTTCATCCATTACAGACGGCTCATAATAATCTTCATAATCGTAATACATAATATTTCCTCTCAAACAAGCTATAAAATTCGTATTTTAAAAATTCATTCCTCTTCTAAATTGATAATTAAGATAGTCATTTGTCTCTCTCATCACATTATTCGTCTTAGATAATTCATCGCACAGTTTTGCAACCTTTGAATCTGAAAGCATTTTAGCAAACTCTTTCAGTTCGTCCATATGAGGAACTGCCAAACTAGACATGTTATCAATCATGTTCCTTACATCTGGCATTGCTCTATATGTATCAAGTAACTTTGTTAAATGTTCATTTTCTGACTGCTGAACATCAATCTGTGACTTCAACTTCTTATTTTCTGTTTCCAATTCAATGCTCTTGGTATCGTTTACCATTTTAAACTTTAAATCAGCAAGCTCTTTCTTCAAAGAAGCATTCTCTTCCTTGGTTTTTTCAATATCTGTACCCTTAATCTCTTTAAGCTGCTTTTCAATAATAGAATACTTTTCATTTGCTTGGTCGAGCTTAAACTGTAAAGTTTCTGCTTTAATCTTCAGCTTTTCATTCTCAACTTGCAGTTCATAAGTATTGACACTATTATTATCTTCTCTAGTTGTTTCTTTCTTAGCTCTAAACATACATAATATCCCCTTCATTTTACTCTAATCCATCACAATGACCATATCTTTCAATCATTGTCTGTCTCTCATACTCTAACTGACTATCACACCATTCGTCTGGCGTACATGGACAACTTGTAAATGGGTCGCTACACAAACCATATCGCTCAAATACTCTCTGGTATGTTTCAATTACTTCATCCATATCACGAGCAAACATGAACTCCATAAGGATATCCGCTGCAACCTTTTGCATAGTCTTAGTAATTTTCATAATACACCTCATCATTCAGTCAACATTTCTTCACCGCATTCTGGACAATGCTTATAGACAGGTCTGCTAAATGGCACTCCACATCTGAACTCCTGAATCATGTGGGAATAACTCATTCCAATATATTCGCAATTAGAGCAATACCATGCATGTCCAATAAGCTTGCCGAAATAATATATATCTTTAAATTCCCAACATGCCATTAGTTATCCACCTTTTAAAACGTACTTTTATTCATAATAAACAGTAATAGATAAATGATATCCGAAGTTTAATTTTCTCAATTCAATCGAACTATTAGGAAAGAATTTATAAAGGTTGTTTACAAGTCTTTTAATATCACGAGTATAATCTACTCCATGAACAACTCTTACAGTTGCACAGTCTTTTGTCTTTGCGTCAATAACTCTTTGTACAATGCGACCAGTTAAAACATCTGTTCTATTCATATAAACTTACCTCTTAAAATACGCTTTTTAACTGTTATTTTCTACAATTCTACAACTAACACTATCGTCTGCTTTTCTTATGTTGTCATAGTCAATGATAATTTCTGGTTCGTGGTTTTCGTTAAATCCAGCTTTCTCATAAGAGCAGATGCCGCAAGCACACCAATCAGGCTTGATTTTATCACACTGTTTTAGCAACTGCTTAAGCGTAATATCTTCTGGTGCTTCTGCCAAAAATGATATATCACAACCATTTAATACAAATCTCATATGCACACCTCTTAATATTTTGATTCAAAGTCAGAACACTTTTCTCCCTGTTCAAACACATTATCGCCATACCAATTAACTCTCTTAGACTTTATGCATTCTTCTTGGTGTTTGCAATTCCTACAAGAAAGCTCTTCCCATTTGCCAAATGCAATATGAAAATGCAGCCACCAAATATCAACAACATAAAAACCTTTATATCTGTAAATCCAAGGACACCAGATTACAGTCGGCAAGAAAGAAAATAAATAATTATCCTTATCCACTTCAAATCTAAAAACAGGATTAATTCTATACTTCTTTCTGTCTGATTTACTATATTTTAATTTCTTAAGTAAACCAGCCTTCTTATATTCTTCATAATCCATACTCTACCTCTTAAAATATGTTTTTTAATCACCTATTGTTCTTAATTAAATCAATAACAAATCCGGCCGTCTTATATGCTGCGTTTAATATCTTGTTCTGCTTCGGTTTATGTACGCCAGAATTCTTGTCATCTACGAAGCTCCAAGCTTCCACAAACCCATAATCATATGGCAAAATAAATCTACCGCCATTGCCCCAATTCTTTCCAAAGCTATTTTGACATAGCCAGCCCTTTTCATTGAATCCGTATACCATTACTGCATGATAACCATTCTTTGAATTAGTATCAAAGCAAATAACTCCATCGTTAGATATTTCATATTTATCATGCCATTTAACAGCCATAATCACTGGACTGTATTTCATAAGTGCATACTTAATGGCATTATCAGTTGTGCATCTAACATAAGATTTAATCTTGCATATTGCCGCTTCATTATACACATCTTCATTTAAGACTTTCTTTAATCTGTTGTAACATTCAGGCATTTCCACATTGAACGACACAGTATCATGCAAACAATCGCCATACTTCTGGATAATCTTACAAACATCTCTAAGATACATGTGGGTACTCAAGCGATTAAATTCCACACCCTGCATACCATATATAAATCCAGTAGAAAGTTCACGATATACTCCTGTTTCTTTTTGATTAAACCATTCCAATACAGAACTTGCAGAATGAGCCGCACAACTATTTACCATATATTGATTTTTAACTTTAGGTAAATTATTTAAGTTAAAACTTCTAGTATTTACCTTCCCAGCTTTAATAGTATAATCTCGCAAGTCAGTCTTTGAAGGTTTTACACCACGATTAGACATTGTTGCCCTCCTTATGTATAGAATCCGAACTCATGCAATTCATCAAATGTTAGTTCTATCCCATATCTATATACATGGAATACGCATAACCCATTTTCATATGCAGAATACCAATTCCATCTGTACCATGCTAATATTTCCTGAATGTCGTCTGCTTCGCATACTTCAACCAAAGAAAGATATTGTCGAATTTCAATTCTGTAAATCATTATTTTTCTTAGAATTATTTCTAAGCTTCTGAACCTTTCTTCTCCAATTTCGATTACTCTTTTCAAGAGCCTTTACTTTCTTTTCAAGCTTTTCATATTCGGCTCTACCACACTCATATCCCTTTGCATAACCATTCTTATAAGCCTGTTCTGTGGCGGTATACATATCCATAATTTGCTCCCCTTTTATCTTTCATAATATTCTCTTAGAATCTTCTTGCGATATGTCTCTCTAATTTCAGGTCTCTTTCTCTGTGTTGCAAGTTCATACCAACTAGGATGGACAATTTTTGCCCAAGACAAAATGTCTTTCCATTCAAACCAACTCTGGACATGATGCTTAATATCTGAAATAAACTGATTCATATTATTCTGCCTCGCTTTCCAACCAAAGTTTAATCACTTGCTTTCTATTAGGAGTTCTATCCATATCCTGAAAGAATCTGCATTTGTTATGTAGTTCACACCAACAGAATTCATGTTCTCCATGCAGGTAATCCACATAATCTTTTACCGCTTCACATTTCTTACAATAAGTTCTGTCGAACCATTTGTCCCAAGGCGTATAATCATATGCTCCATTCTTGTCTAACCATTCAACAAGCTCATCAATATTCTTAGATTTAGCACTATCAAATACAGTCATTTGTCAATCCCTCTTAATTCTAATTACAAAGTCATCAGCTCCGCCAACAACATCGCTATATTCGTGCCATCTGTATGTGCTTTCAACTTCAATATCTGAAATTTCCATATCTTTATAGCACACAACATTTTCTACTGGACTAACCTTGTAAACTTCCTTGCCGTTCTTAAGCCATACAGCTTCAAGCATCATAACTGTTTCCTCCATATTAATTTGTTTTACTGAACCTCCACAATAGATATGGTTTTGTGGAGGTTTGCTTTAAAATAAACTTTTTAAGTGTTAGTTTGCTTCATCATCGCTGCCAACAAGGTATACAGAAAATTCAGAATCATTATATGTTACAATAAAACTTGCAATAGAGAAATAATATCCACCATTACCTGCATCTGCATCTGCATTTACCTTACAAATTAAGTTTTGATTGTGTAACATTTTTACAACAGCGGAACATCCATATGTATCGTAATCCTCCCAAGGTGAATACTTTGGTTCGGTAACATCTGTAATCACAGCTTCCAACTTTACATCTTCAAATTCGCCACTTGCATAAGCACAACAATCACTTTCTGTCATTTTAATAGTGATTCTCATTCCATTGTCAAGCACTATATAGTTTTCTTTTTTGTTCCATTCGACAACGCTTTTATATAAAAGCATTTCTCTAAAATCATTAAAAGATATTTCTTTCATTTTACATTACTCGCTTTCTTATAACTTTACCTCTTAAAATATTCTTTTTATTTGCTACCTTTGGTTAATTCCTCCGTAACATTTCTCATATAATCAGCACATCCTGCAATCGAAACGAACAAACCCAAGATTGGGACAAAACTAATTACAAGATTTATAATTGCGCCAGTATCCCACCACCAGTCACAATGACCACAATATTTCTTTTCGCACCAAAGCAAATATGCGTGTACGCAAATTGCAAAAACCTGTGCCAATATAATAATTAATACTTCCATATTTTTACCTCATAAAATCTCGATTTTAATTTTTTATTTCAAAATACTCATTAAATTCTTTTTTTGTGTAACTTGTCCATCCGCCATCCCAACCATAATCAACCATAAAAGCATTTAATCTAATATTCCATCTCATTTTTGCTTTCTTGTATTCAACATGGGCGTAATATTCAGAATAAAATATTTCGTATTCATCTCTTATGCCATATTTGTCTACGAATTCTTCCACATTATCTTTCGTAATATAAACGCAGCGGAACAGTTCTTTTGATACACAGAAAGATTCTCCAATCATGATATTACCTCGCAAGACTTAGTTTTATTTTCTACTATTATTATAAAATCCAATTATGAACACATTATGAATAAATTGTAAACAATTCATCGAGGTTCAATTTTATATTTTGTAAATAAATCATTGATAGTCATAGCCATTAGTCCTCTTTCTGTTTCAATCCCTTCTTTATAATAAAGGTTTCGATACCAATTAAGGATTTCCAATGTGGTCATATCATACGCATACGCATCCCTAACAAAATCATTCTCGCCATTAACAGACAAGTCATTTGCTACAGTTTTATATATCGGTTCTGCCAAAATATCTAAAATGTCTTTCATATAACTTTACCTCATAAAAGCTTGATTTTAATCCCATTTTCTATCTTTCTTCCATCGTCTACACCAGTGTTCAAAGCATTCGATATAGCCAATATAATGTCCGTCAATAGCACATTCACAACGAACAAAATTGTCTTTGTCATCTCTAATACGAATATTGTTTCCACAATTGCAGCATACACGCTTGCGCTCTTCCATATATACCTCGATTAAATTTCTTTCTTAAATTTAACTCCAACTGTATCATCGAACATTCTGGTCATCTGTTCAATAAACCATTCTCTTGTTTGAAAAATGTTGTCAGTATTAAAACAAAATTCAGTTTCTTCCTTTAGGATAATATGGTATTCTCCTGCTTTGTAATCATAGATAATTTCCATAACTTAAAATCCTTCTTTTATAATCCAAAATCGAACAAATTATCGAATATGGCTTCGCCCAAAGTATAAGGCTTTTCTCTTCTTTCATACTGCGGACAAAATTCAAAAATTTTTCCTTCTGGAATTTCATTGCCAGCTTTACATTCGTATATCCATGTTACTTTCTTTTCAGATATATTGTCTTTACATCTAGTTTTTTTATGTACACATGTATAACAACTTTTTCTGTCATAATTGTCTGTACAGATAGGTTCGTGCTCTCTAATTTCTTCTTCTGTTCCCATCTTAGAACAGTAATCACATTTAAATATAGGCTTCATATCAATCACCTAGTCATTCCTTTATTCATAGTTCCACCAATCGTTCTGCTTCTTGCGATAGCGAACTTCCGTGTACTCTTCATAACCAGCTTCCACATCATAGCTAATGCTGTAGTCACACACTTCATCTACCTTCTTTTTGATTTCTTCTTCCGTAGTATTATCATCTACATAGAACTCAAAGTCATAGCATCCCAATGCCCTTACATCGATATAGCCGCTAACTTTCTTCATAGTTTATCCCTTTCTAATTTCGTTAATTGTATCAATCATCTTATTGCACAATTCGCTATAGCTAAACTTGTGATAATCTTCGATAATAACATTATGAGACAATGTTCTGGCAACAAGCTCGTCGTACATATTGCCCAATTCATCAATCAAAGCTTCCAATTCTTCCATTTATCTTACCTCAGTCCAACCATTCTTCTGAATAATCCTACGCATATTTTCTACACCAACAGGATTCATACTATGGATACGGAACTTGGTATAAGTACCTTTGCCATCGTATAACCATTCCAACCAATCAAGTAATTTGATGTAGTCTCCGCCATCGCTCACATAGTCACCTGCATCATGGTCGATATCAATCAAGTCTATATGCAAAGACTCGTCATTAATACCCTGTTTCCAGAGCCTAACAAATTTAGATTGAGCACTGGTAATTGCTTCTTTGGCTTCATTAACACTTTTGCACCATACATAACCCTCTGGTGCAGGTCTAACATCGTCAATCCATAGCTTCATACCAACCACTTAAAACCTTTCTTTTAATCTTCTCCTAATTTAGTCCATTTACCGTCATAACATCCATATCTTCCATTAACAATCATCTTATACACTTTATCTAGTCCATCATTCCACACTTCATCGCTGCCAACAAACACGGTCATAGGATAAATAGACTCCTTATAAGACTTGCCTTTACCAATCCAGTCGCAAAACCAAATCTCCTCAATCTTCTTCGCTCTGTAAATCATTGCTGGCTCAAGACACAAGATAATCTTCTGTCCGTTAATATCGATTACTCTCTGTAGACCAAAGTACATTTCATATTTTGCTTTGCCTACATCCTCTTCGTCACAACAATAATCGTTATATTCTGCATTGCCATTAATAGTATTAATAATTTCTTCCGCAAGAGTATCCATTAAATCATAGTTGTTGCACAAGATGATAGTGTTTTCTGAAAGAAAGTCTAGCTGATTATTTTGATTATTAGTATCAAATCTTTTGTCTGTAAACAAAATCCCTCTAACCATAATTTTTCTCCCTTAAGCTTTAAAAACCTTATTTTATTTCTTTAATAGCCTAATCCACAGCGCATCTGCAATGGAAAACAATGCCCACTGAGTCATCACATCATCCGTAAAAAGTTCTGGCGATATATCTCCTGTTATTGTCATTATAAATCCAATTAAGCCTATTAAACTCATTTATATTTTTCCTCTTAAAAATATTGTTTTATCTGTCTGCCATATAATCTGATACATATGACGCTACAATCATAAGGATTGACATATCAGAACAAATGTCATTATCATAAATCGTTACAGTGTAATCGTTCATAAAATAAGAAGACGAATATGCGGCAATCAAATTTCCCTTTGTATCTCTAATGCTTCCACCTGTATTTGACATATTAAATTCAACAGTAGCAACAGTTTCACCATCTGAGTTTTTTAATTCGTAGCTCTCACCAAATAGGTCGATATTGCCACACATATTAACATCAAACTCTTCTCCAATATAAATGCCATGGTCATCCTGTGAAATGAAGCCGTAAACATCGCCAGCATAACCTAAAATGTTCCCATTTGAATCTTTTACAGTTAAAGGGTCTGTTAGCAATCTAAATATGTTGCCAGATATACTGATTTCTTCTCCGTCAAGAATTGTTGTAATCTTCGTGTTTATGTTTAACGACTTATAATCACATTTATAAACACGACCTGTCTTAGTGTTGATTTCTGTATTCGCTACATTTCCACAAGCCGACAGATTGACAATTATCATAATTACAATTAATAATGATAAAATTTTCTTCATATATAATTACCTCTTAAAAATCCTATTTTAACTGTTATCAAAGATTGTTAAGCCAATCTGCTTCTTCGTCTTCTTTCTTTTTAATAACTGCATTATAATTATTGATAAATAAAATATCTGCAACCTCAGCATTTCTTCTATCGCATTCTGCTTGTGCATCTTTACTGCTAAAATGCAACAACTTACTTTCTTCATTAAAATATTCCGAAGCACCAGTCCAATATCTTAATCCACCAACATAAGCAGTCTGAACACCACAATAAAAACTATTCTCGGAACTTCTATCAATCTTATCAACCTTTACAGTTCTAGGCATTACCTTCCATACCTTGATAGTCTTATTGTGTGTGCCATTGCCACCACATCTATTGCATCTCTTATCTACAATACCTTTGTTATAGCAATGCTCACAAGGGACTTTAATTTTTACATCCATGTCTTTAATCTGATGCATTTCAATAGAACAATTCATATACATTTACCTCTTTTAAAATGAGAATTTTATTATTCAATAATTCTTTATAATCTTATGCCATCCACATTTTTTACATCTATAAGTCCACTTCATTCCAATTGGCATTGTTGTACTTTCACCAAACATGTTGGCTTTGTTTAATAATTCCCAATCATGTTTACAGAAGCAAGAGCGAAAATAATTAATCAACCATCTCATATGCATTTACCTCTTAAATCAACAAATATCCAATCCAACAACGACACATCTCTCCTTTGTTAATATCGAAATCAATAACATTGTCAAGACGCATATTGTTTACATAAACCAATTGGCAAGTCAACCATTCATCGCAATTCCTTGCCTTACGAATCTCTCTTGTTTCTGGGTCTAAGATATAGATGTCATTATTCTTAATATTTTCTCCTGCCTTGCGGTCAACAATTGTACCGTAGTTAAATCTGCCCATCATATACATTCACCACTTAAATCAAGAATTTTATTAGCCCAACGAACTTGTTCCGTGTTCGTCTGTAATATCTACAGAAATCTGCATCCTATTAAACGGACTTACAATTCTGCTACGAACTTCCTCTTTCATTACGGTCTTAAAAGTATCGTGAAAGCAACGGCTAACTTTATCACTTATATTTGTTTCGTTAAGTGCTTGCTTAACCGCTCTTTCAAGCTCTTCATTTAGAACATCTTTAACCATGTCCTTCAAAGTATTTTTATTAATGCCAGCTTCATTAAGCATCTGTCTAACTTCTTGTCTAATTGCAATCTGTTCAACTGTCATAATCATACTCCTTAAATTCAAAACTTAAATTTCTTCAAAGAAATTATTATACTGCTCAGTAGAGCAATTAACCATATTGATAATTACATCGTCATCCCATTCAAATTCCTTGCTTTCAGAGTTAATCACATGTACATCTGGGGCATATTTTCTATTAGTCATGTATACTAGAGCATCATCCAAACTATCAAAATCTTCATTGACATCTAGCAAATACAATTCTACCTTATGAATTTTTGCCATATAAATTCTCCTTAAAAATCTTCTTTTATGTATTTATCATCATCTGATTAAGTTCTTCTGATACTTCAAACACAGTTTCGTCATCTGATAGTTTAATATCTATCATACCTTTATCTTCATAATCATCGTTCAAAAACAATAATGTGATATGTTCTCCTTGTAACAAATGTCCGATGTCTCTTTTGGATATCTTTACACCAATATATCTATTGTTTGCCAATGCTGTTTCAACTTCAGTCCAATAACATCCATCAGATTCATGTGCTATATGATTTTCTGGTTTCATATCTTTCACCCTTTTAAAACTCTGTTCTTAACAAACTAATCATTTTATTCAAACAATCATTCCAACCTTTATTATAAGACGGATAGTGCGCTTCATCTATAATCTCTCTCAGAGGACACCACTTCGGTCTTCCAGAGCTGTCATGCTTGTTGTGGTCATAGTAGTCGCCCACTTCCATGTTTTCAATTCCACAAAACTTTTCTCCGTCAATCTTGTATCTACTATCATACTCTCTTGTATGACAGCAATCACAAAAGAAACAACTTGTCGGAAGCGACTCTACAAAATATACCATTTGTACCACCTCTTAAAACTCTGCTTTTAATCGTTCTTCCTTAGCCAATCATAAAACTTGCCAATTCGTTCACTAAGCCATTGTCCTACAATGAAAGGACAAAAAGCGTGGAACAAACTCATTTCGCTTTCATACGGTTTTACAAACATAAATGCAATGCCAATGCCAACAACCATAATTGCAAAAATAATCGTACAAATAACTGCTTTCTTTTTACTCATATATTCCACCACTTAAAACTTTACTTTTATAACCTTAACTATTGAGGAAGTTCTTAATATCTTCCATCATCTGCTCGGATTCATCCATGTAGTATCTGCGACAATCTTCGCCATCGTAACATTCAAAGTAAGGAATCGGATTATCATCTTCATCATACATATATCCCAATTCGGAATATGCGTCGAAGTAAACAGAAACCTTCTTACCATTATGCCAAATCCAGAATCGAATTACCGCTCCGCCAAACGGAGGAATAATTCTGACATCCCATTCTTTTTCAAAGTGAAGTGCAGGAATTTCTTTCATCCACTTTCTGCTCTCCTGTACTCTTTCATAATCAGAAATAAGCTGCGATACTTCAAAACTTCTCATATAATATTGCCTCCATTATGCTACAATCATATCCATATCTTCAATTGTTTCAATAGACTCATATCCGTCATATTCATCAATTATGAACAATGTGCCACGAGGAACAAACTCTAAATGTAAATTTTTATAACCACCCATATAAGGACGCTTATATCCTAGACTTTCAACAAAGTTGCACATTTCAGAAGAAGACACTCCCTCAAGCCACTTCTCTACGATTCTCTTGTCATATGCCAATTCTTTATCGTTCCATGTACTCCAACCAGCACCATAATCATAGCTAATCAGCACACCAAGTTCATCATTCTCATTGTAATATCTTTCTACCATACATTATTACCTCTTAAATCTCTCTGAACCCGTTTACAAATCCATTCCCATCTCTTACATCTGTGAGAATAAGAGTTGTATAGATAGCATTTCTAATTCTCTTATCAAAACTGTCTTTCGATTCACAAAGTCTGTCACAGTCAAACCACATATTGTCAAACAAACTCCACACTTCATATCTAGGATTATCTGCTGTACTGATATAATCCAGAAATACATTTTGTAAAATACGCATCAAAGTTCTTTCGTCATAAGCTTCAATTGAAGTGCCAGTATACTTAGACCAGTATTCTGCAACAACTTCATCAAACGATTTGTCGCCATTCTTTAGTGCATAAATTGTTCCGATTGTAGCATTTTCCATATAACATTACCTCTTAACCTTCCGATTCAACATCTTCCATCTTCATAACTACATCACAAAGACCGCACTTAATAACCATATCTCTCTTGCCCTTTACTTCCGCTCCACAATCAGGACAAGTGTACTTGAATACGCTCTTCTTTCTTGTTCCGCCAGCCCCAGACAGCTTCATAGGAGCAGTTCTAAAGTATTCAAATGCTACTTCATTAGGCTTGACAACTTCGTCCATATAGGCTTTCAGAGCCTCAGACATAGATGTATAACCAAACCCAACGCCCTTGCCCTTTTCAACAATCAGACCAACTTTTTCCGCAGCATTCTTAAACTTCTTATTATGTACGTTACCGCTACAATCCTTAATGTCATTTGCCTTATTGTAGTAATGAACCATTTCATGCAGAAGAGTTTCCGCAACTTCGGCAGGAGTGCGACTGTTAAACCATCTAGGGTCAACATTGATTTCATAGTAGGAGGTTTCTTCCGACTCTTCGTTGTTCTTATCACGCCAAGTTCTATCCAGAGTAAAATGCCCAAGCGTTCTACCCTTAGTCTTCTGAATAGTGATAACAGGTTCGGACAGGCTTCCATCAAACTTATCACGATTCAGGATGTTAAAAATTCTATACAGTTCTTCCAGAGCCATGCCAATAACATTCATAATTAATTCTCCTTTATGTATTTAACTTCTTTTCAATCTGTTCTAGTTTTTCTTGAGCCTTTTCTCTTTTGGCTTCCGCCTTTTGCTTATTTGCCAAGTGCTTATTATATCGTTCGCTACCAACTTCATCTGCAAGAATATCCAAACTTTCTTCCTCGTCAAAGATAGTATTGCTTGCTTTCCTAATCTGATTCTCCAACTTCTGTTTGTCTTTTAAGAGCTTTTCGTATTCTATGGGGTTCATTCCCTTGGGCATTGCTAACAGTTCAACTAAGGTCATTATTGTGTCCTCCTTTGTTTTCCTATGAATATTATATCACAATAATTTCCATTTGTCAAGTAGCTATTTGAATATTCTGATAATAAAAGTTGCACAAAATCTTTACTTGTTTTTGTGCAACTTTTACAAAACATCATCTATTTGATGCACTATTCATCAACTGCTTTAAATATTCCAAGATTGTCTTTTCGGGAATTGTATAACATTCGATAATATCAAATGCCTGAACTGTCCATACAATAAAACCAATTGCAAGAAACGCAAAGAAAATAACACTAAATACCTCTGGGATATCATTCCTTGAGCGACTGAATCTATTAGCAATACTTCCGATTGCCCAAATCAATCCTGCCACAACGACAATTGCTGCAATAACCACGCACCAAGCAATGCTTGTATATACCTCATAATTAATATATCGACCACACAAATCTTCCAAATACGGCATTACATTGTCCGAAGTCCAATCAATTACAATGCCAAACTTTCCGCATAAATAATCCAATACATTAATAATTTCTTTACTAAATTCCATATTTATTACCTCTTAAAATCTGTCTTTTAATTGTTACTTAAATTTATCTCGAACACCGTCTTTAGTTTCATGAAACACTATGTATGGATAGAATATAAAAGCAAGTAGCCATAATACAAAAGAAATAAAATACTTAACGAATTCTCCGCCAGTAGATTCCATCATTGCCATAAAGTTTACAACTAACGCAACCACAAAGAAAATGCTACCAGCACCCATAACGGAATATGCAAAACCAATAGCCCATTGAATAATTTTCTTCTTCATATTTTCCGTTCAACCTTTCTTAGCTTCTAACCACTTGACCATGTATCCAACCTCTAAGTTATTGGGATTATCATAATCAACTTTAACTGGAACTCCTTCATATTCACATATTACTCCAAGCTTTCGCATCTCTGCCATCTCTTCCAAGGTTTTAATTGGAATAGTGTTATAATAGAATTGGTTTGCCAGCTCATCCACTAAATCACATCCCATAATAATTCTATTGGGACGAATACCATTCTCTCTTTCAAAACCATACAAAAGAGTTCGTACCTTTGCATCTGCATTAACTTTATCCATACAATCACCACTTAAAATTTATCTTTTATATTCTAAAATTTCTGGGTTATCATAGATATTTCCAATGACTTCTCCACGCATAACATAATCCCAACTGGCAAGAGCATCAAATGAATGACGATAACCGCCATCGCCCACTACAAACATCCCACGAACAAAATGAACAATGCCATCTTCTACATCAAATATCCTCTTAACATCATCATCAAGACAAATGTAATCTCCTGTGTAAATCAAGGTTCCACGAACATCTCTACAATCTGTTGCAATTCTTTTTTCTTCCATAATTTCCTCCGCTTAAAATGTCTCTTTTATACTTACAGTTCTTTAAATTCTTTATTAAGACGCTCTAATTCATCCCATAGAATCTTTTCAAATTTTTCCATCACATACTGAGGAACATAAACATAATTCAAAACCTTGCAATCATCAATTACAGTTTTAGTTGCATCAAATTTTTTTGCTTCAATTGCAGCTAAAAATCTTCCGTTCTTGGAATTTCCCAATGTATTCTGCAACGCATAGATGTTATTAATTTCACTATTAATTTCAATAGCTTTATCAAAATTTTCTCTAGTCATATTTACACCTCTTAAAACCTACATTTTATAACCTTATTTCTTATCCACACCAAAGAAGCAGTATGAACTATTCATCTGCTTCTTTCTAGTGTCATTATACACTATATCAATATAGTTGTCAAGATACTTTTTCAGAATTTTCTTCCGTCTTAAAAAATTCTTTATAAGATTCTCCAAGTGCTTCGTGTCTAGCAACAACACTTGCATTTCTTGCAATACCATTAGAACAAGCATCCATATACTTATTATAAACTTCTGTATTATTTTCCGTCTTAAAGAAGTTCGTAATAAATTCTCCAAACATTGCTTCGTTAATCCCTTTGTCCATAGACTGCTTGATATAAGGAACAAGAGATATCAAATGGGTTTCAGTATACAGCTTCTTAGCCATATCTTTTTCCTTGTTATCAATAAGCTCTTCGTGAACGCCTACAATAAAGTCAAACACATCTACAAGCTCTTGTTTCTCTTCGTTGGAAATTTCAATCTCTTCAATCATAGGATTAAAGTCTTTACTTGCAAAAGAAATATCTTCCACTTCACGATTTAACATCGTCCATGCTTTAACAACAAGAACAGCTTGATTTTTGTTGGCTCTCGCCTTCTCAGTAAGCATCTCTTCAAACAGTTTATGAGAGCCAATATTAAGTAGGCTTCCAATATTTTTGGCAGAGGCAAGCGTTCTGGACTTCGTAGACAGCGGCTTACCATTATTTAAACGACGGAACATTTCTGCCTTTTGAGTCTGGTCAAGGTTGTCATAATATTTAACCGTAATAGTTGCGTCCTTAATGATGTCCTGTAATTCTTCTTCCAACTCCGAAAACTTCTTACCAGAAATATCAATTGTACATTCATTACCATCTTCATCCAAATAAGGAATTGGTTTTAGCTGTGTCAAAGCAAATTCATCTTTTATATACTTATAAATAGAAGTATTACGCTGTTGACCATCCATGACATCGTAAATCTTTATCTTATCATTAACAGATTCTCCACGTTCTGCATAGATAGGGGGAATGGGATAGCCCATAATGATTGACCAAATAAGTTCACTCATTCTGTGCTTCTCCCACACAAATGAACGCTGCACAACATTCTTGAAACTAATCGTTTCCTTGTCAATCATTTTTACAATCTGCTTACAAGTCCATGTGATGCTCGAACCTTCGATTTTTAAAATCTTGTCGATTGCCACATTAAACACCTCAGTTTAATTTATTTTGTACTACATTATAAACCACCGTTTTCCTTTCTTATTCTACAAGTAATTTTATACTAAATCAATATATCAAATATATTCCAATCCCAAATCAACGCTATTAAACATATCTTCAATTTCAGAACTTAGCAAACCGATGTAACGAAGCGTTGTTTGTGTGTCCGAATGATTGAATAACATCTGCAAAGTGACCAAAGCTTTATTCTTGTCTGCCGCATTATGCCATGCCCAAAAACCAAAAGTCTTACGAAGTGAATGTGACCCTACATTTTTTTTAATCCCAGCTTCAGCGGCAACATTAACAACAATTCTCCATAATGACTTTTCATTAATTGCACCATCACCCTTTCTGGATTTGAACAAATATTCGTTCATGTCTTGAATGGGATACTCTTCTATATAGTCAGTAACCGCTTTCTTTACTGCCTGATTAAAAAATAATTTAACAAATTTCTTTTGCTTTCTTTGTTTTTTTGGTTGCAAAACATAGAAGTCTTTAAACTCTCCGTTATTATCGAAGAAAAAGTTCCATTTAAGAGTAATCAAATCCGATGCACGAAGAGAGATATTAATGCCGATTAAGAACATCATTTTATTACGACAGGCAATCTGTCTTTGATTATCGTTTGTTGCCTCGCAAATGTGCTTATTAAACACATCAATTATCGCTTTAATTTCTTCATGTGTGGTAAATGGATATACCTCGGAGGATACACCAGCAACCTTATTAGTTTGTCGCTTATCAATACTATCATTTTTGTTATATTCAACTTCTGATTTTTTGGATAATTTTCCATTCACGATAGAAAGTTTTATAACATTATTAGTTTCTAGTTTGCGAACAGGTAATGCTGCCATCGTTATCACTCCCCTACCTTCTATCTTTACATATTTATTATATCATATTTTTTCCATTTGTCAAGTAGTTATATAGAAAAAATATTCATTTTCTATAGGCAAGATGTTTTCATCTCGCCTATAGCAAGCTGTATCGATGCTCCCTCTTAGCCTTAAGACGTTCATGCTCTTTCTTTAATTCTTCTGGAGTTAAGTTGTATTTACCCTGCTCAACCCATTTGTATGTTTGATATGCACCATATTTTTTCAAATCTTCTTTGTACAGTAAATTATTTTCAATAATAATTCTTCCATCTGCCGTTCTATGCGGTTTGATAGATGATTCTGGGTAAGCTTCTTTTGTCTTATACTTTCCATTTTTAAGATTTTTCATACGCTGCTCAACAGGAACGCCGTTCATAATATCTTTATGGTAAAGTTCTTTGTTTGCCCAGTTCTCAGCAGGAATTGTTGGAGCATTAGATTCTTTATATATCTGTACACAAGTACCAATAAGAGATGCGATGAACAATCCGTGTAACATATTTATCAATCCCTCATATTAATTCTCATTTACTTCCGCAATATTTACATATTCTAAGATAAGATTTCTGGTTGCGAATTTCTCCATGAAAGCTGTAATAACATGCTTAACAAAATATCCATTGAATTTACAAGCAGATTTAAAATCAAGATAAATTTCTTTGTTGAAGGTAGTATTCAAAGTATCTACTTCTTTACCATCATTTTTGAATTTTAAAATATCATCTTCATTTAACTTGAATTTTCCACTAGCATATTGTCGCATAAATGTTTCAAGCATCACATTCATTGGATAACCAAGTTCCTTGCAATAATCCTTAAAATCATCAAACACTTCCTTGTTAATCTTCTGATTCAAAGCGGTTGTTTCCACTCGCTGTACATCTCTTTTAATATAACCACCCATTAGCAATCACTCCAAACTTTTAATTATCTTTTTGTCAACTATATTTTAACACTTCGCTTGTCATATGACAAGCATTTTAACAGTAATAATCAAACTCTCTATACCCACCAGATTCTTCTACATATCGGAAACATTCTTCTAAAGTAAATTCTTCACCATACCCACCGAATCCAGTTTCTTCATCATATTCACCATAATTATCATCACAATCAAAAATTAAAATGATATTCTTAATCAAGTTGTCCATCGTGGTTTCAGGGCTATACCCATCAGTTAAAATCTTCTGTTCGATGTCCTTATAATACTCTTCATAAGTTGCTTCTGGATTGCTTACACAATCAACAAACACCGTGATATCTCCAACACTTCTTGTATAACTCATTATAATTACCTCCTAATTATTATGCGAAAGTTCTTCGATAGCTCTGTTTAATTCGTTCATATCACAATGAATTACAATTCCAGTGTTCACATCGACAATTTTATAATGTGGATAACCATGCTCAACAACTACACTAATATTAAAATCATTCATCTTCTTTTAACTTACCCTCTTTGTATAACTTTTGTTTATACTTGCGTGTATTACTAATTGCTTTGTTGTGTTCTTCGCCTTTTCGTTGCCACTCACGCCAATGCTCTTTACGGTACTGCTTTGCTCTTGCAGCACTTTCTTCATTTACAACCAAGAGAATTGATTTCTTACTTACTTCAAACTTCTTAGCAAGGTCATTTAAGCTATAAAAACCAGTACCATATAGTTCTTTAATCTCCACCCTCTGCTCGTCTGTAAGTCGCTTACGTCTGTCCTGTAAGCCTTTCAATTTAATCTTCTCGCTCTTATAAGGCATGATATCAACTCCTGACAGTATACATTTAACAGTTGATTTTAAAGTAACATTCCAATCAATCCAAGGATAACAAGGGTTGCTAAAATTGCGCCAATCGTAGATTTTGTTTCTTCTTTACCAAACAGTAATACGCTTGCAATGATAACCAATAATAGAACAACCATTTTAATTACCTCCTTGTGAATTAATATTACTTTTATAAATTTATTTCTTATATTTTCAAGCGGGCAAACCGCTCTCAATCAAAATATGGAACAATTATTACATCACCATACTTATCAAGGTCATATTCTGGTTCTTCCATTTGATATATCAAAACTTTCTCACAATTCTTGATTTCACCAAACATCTTTAGATATTTAATTAATGCTTCTTTTGAATCTAATTCACAATAAACCGTTACATCATTACTATTGTTGTAATTTTTAACCTTTAATAATTCTCTACTTTCTCTTACATTATTGAAGATATGAAGAAGATTCTTTGCATAATCTTCCAAACTACCTTCAATTTCTACTGTAACTGCATAACCTTCCGTTTCAAACACATTCATTTGTAGTTCTCTCATTGTAAACACTTCCTTTTATTTAGTATCTATCCCTTATCTTCAATTATATTATATCACATAAAAACTATTCTGTCAAGTAGCTTTATTCTTTAGCAAAAAAGCGCAGAGAATTTATTTACTTCTCTGCGCTTCATGTTTTGGTGTCCCCAAAGAGGCTCGAACTCTTGACCCACGCCTTAAAAGGGCGTTGCTCTACCAACTGAGCTATGGGGACATATGGTGCTGTGTCTGGGACTCGAACCCAGATTATGCGATAATCTGTCGCTAATACGGTTTATAAGACCGCTCTTCTACCATTAAAGTAACACAGCATATTTAATGCTTCTCGGTTTTACCATAAGGAAGACTTGTCCGTTGTCGGTTTTACGTCCATTCCGCATTTGGACGGTGCGCTTGGCACAAGTCAAGGGAAAGTATGTTATTAGGACGGCAATCCTAATATGGTGCTGGTGATGGGATTTGAACCCACACGATATTTCTATCAGCGGATTTTAAGTCCGATTTGTCTACCGATTCCAACACACCAGCATATTTATCTCCCAACCACAAATGTATTATACTATAACTTTATTAGTTTGTCAAGAGTTTTTTTGTAATTTTCTAAAAATTTATTTTATAATATTAAATAATACCATTCTCTTTAAACTCTCTCACAAGCCCACACCGCTTCGCTAAGCCACGAAAATAATCTCCCCAATACGCCAACTCTCCATAGGAATAATTCTGGTTACAGAAGTCCATCTGCCACTCTACAGCCTTATCTCTAGCTCTTTCCTTTGCTCTCTGGTACTTATTCATATTAATATCCTCCATCTAAAATCCAGATTTTATTTGCTGTTCCCATAAAAAATCTTTTCAAAAACGTCCCACAAATCGTCTACTGCATCGTTAGGCATAACTTCATTAACAGGAAGAGTAAGCATATGACCACCGAAATATCCAGCTTCGCTATCACAATAACCAATCTCGCCATCTTCCTTACCATTAAGATAGACCCAATAAACAAAGTTTCTCATTTCATCTTCGGTCATTCGCTTAACACGTTCATACATAGTCTCCATATACATTTACCTCTTTAACCTAATTTTAAGCTCTGTCAAATCAGCAATCAAATCAATATCTTTAATACACTCTTCCATAGGATAGTTTTCGCCCAAACTTCTGCAAATAATGGTTGTTTGTTCTTCTGTCAATGCTTCAATCAAAGACATACAACCACCTTAATCCCATTCGAGTTCGATATGCAATACACCATCAATTGCATACATATAACTAATCTTAGAATTTAAGCAATCCTCTTTCAATTCCCACTTTTCACATTCAAAGTCCTTACCCTCTGCAAACTTAGCATAATCATCCCAATCATCTCTCCATCTTTTAATACAATATGCACCTTGGATTTCAAACTGGTCAATCAAATCCTGAATAGTCATAATTAATCCTCCTTTAAGCCATATAAAATTCTTCCAACTTACTTTCCAACTGCTCCACAGACAAATCATCAGTATACATGAAATCAGCATCTTCATCCTCATAAGAACAATAAATTACATAATGCGGATTACCATCTTCGTTGGATTTATATACATCAACTGCCCTGTCTGTTCCGTCTGCAAATTCTTTAATGACATGATACCCACTACTATCGGTAACATCATTAAAACCACAATAGTTCAATGCTCCAACTATGCACTCTGCTATTACTCTCAGTTTCTCCATATAATATTACCTCTTAAAATCTTGTTTTTAATTTACACCTACTGCGTGAGCAACATCTTCAAAAACCTTTGCTTCAATTTTCTTTCCGTTAATCTCTGCATAGATAACTTCATCGTCACACATAGGAAGGGAACAATTATCGGAGAACCAATCGTTCTTAAAATCTTCCATCGTAAACTCTCTTTCAATTTCCATTCCGTCTACATTGATAGTCTTAAACTTAATCATAACTATTTTCCTCCATATAAAATTGTGTTTTTATCAAACAATCAGTTCAATCATAAAAGATTCAAAATCATCGTACTCCACAAAATCTTCCATGCCAGTTTCATTGTAAAGAGTATGAAGCATGTTGTCGCATTTTGCCGTATCTGCATCGATATTCCCTACGAAACAAATAGTTGTAAAGATTGCTCTAGCTTGCCTTGCCGTATTTCCATCGTGCCATCCACTTTCAAGCATAAAAGATTTGAGATAATTGAACAGTTCGTGTGTCATAACCTAACTCCTTTCCTTACCTTACGATAATATTATATCACAATAATTTCCATTTGTCAAGTAGTTTTCAGAAAATTTTCCATATTTTTTTATTCAACTTCACACTCTTTTATATATCTCCATACAGGGGATTCGTTGCGTGACTTCAATGCCTTTTCTTCGCTATCAAAAACTCCGACAATGCAATCAGCAACATAATCATTGTATTCAATAACTATCCAAACCTTCATATGTAACCTCGTCAAATAAATTTAATATTTAAAAATATGAATTCTCCGTCTAAAATCACTCTTTTAAATGCCAACCATTTTCCCAACTGCCACCAGTTCTCATTCTAATTCCGTTTGCACCAGTCCATCTATCTGTAACGCTACTCCAATCTTCAAATATATACCCATGCTCATCCCAAATCAATCCGTCAATATCGGAATAGATATATTCATCTGCATCAAATAAATCGTGTGTAATAGGAATATTGTGATACCTTTTAATAAAGTTTATCATTTCATTTCTAGTCATAGTACCAATCATCCGTAATGCACACTTATTACAAATACATACTTCCCTTTCAGCATCTTCATCATATGGGAAAGAATCAATAACAATAAGCGTTGTTTTATACTTTACACTTTTTGTTTCTCCACAAAAATAACATTTCAAATTTTCATTTCGCCAATTTAGATTGCTAGTAAAGCTCATAATTCTACCTCATACTAATTCATGCGGATAAAGTTCCAGAATCCATCCATCACTAGTTTTACATCTTACGCTAGGAATTGGAAGTCCATAATATTTTCTCCATGAAGTATCTTCATTTACAGACAACACTTCAACTTTATTTCCATATACTGTCGATACCTTTTGACCAACTTTTAATTCTAATACTTTATATGTTGTCATAGCAAATTTTCCTCCATTAAAATCGTCGTTTGATAAGGATATTTTCTGCACATTTGTCACATAAATCCATACCAAGTCTGTGGCATTTTCTTTTGATTTTATCAATTTCCTTATTGTCTTTCTTCTTAACCTTTGGAATTTCTTCCCCACATTTATCACAATAGGTTGTTTCTGTACTCACTCGCATAATTGCTACCTCATAAAATTACATTTTTAACATCCGTATCCTGCATCAAACATGGATTCTTTTAGATTTGCCATGTCAGAATACATTCTGTTTTCTTCTTCCGTACAATCTTCCATCCAAGGAGAATTATTCAGAATAGTATCGATTTCCTTATACAGTGCAATCAGTCTTTCGTTCATACTTAAATCCTCCATACACCACTTAAAAATTCTTTTAGTTTTCTACAATTTTCACTTTGATTTCAATGCTTTCCACATCTGCAATCTTAAAATATTCAATAAACCATTCCAATGCATCCCAATTCACCCTATTCCAAATAGAGCGATTTTTATTTTCCATATATACTTTCCATTCTTCTGCTTCTGCCTTTTTATCCGTGTAACTGTCATCCCAATGGATTCCATTGAAATACTGCTTTACTGTATACTTCATACTTAAATCCTCCACTTAATCCTTATCTCCGATATAATGTCTATCAGCACACTTCTTACAACAGTACACATAACCATTCATTCCGTAATACACTCTGTCAAGTTCGTCTGTATGGATTTTATACTTAACAGCTACCCATGTATCACAGTAATGACAGCATTTATTCTTGCGTTCTTCATGCGATACCAATTGAAGCATAATAACCTTCTTTCTATGTATGGTTAAACGGAAGATTTTCCGTTTAACCTATTCTTTATACTTTTATGTCTTAATCTGTTACTCTAAAGAAATATTCCATTTCTTCGCCTACAAGATTATTGCAAGCGTAATAATCTGCCTTCTGCCAAAGTTCTTGATATACTCTTGCAAGTGGTTCATTATTTTCATAGTGTTGCCAAACCTTCCAATTAAGCACCATGACTAATTCGGTAAGATAAATATGATTGTCCTTCCATCCATTGAAAGCACGATTGTAAGTGTCTTTTACTGCATCAGTACCAAACATATCAGCGATAGAAAAATCCTGCCAGAAAGTTGTTTTTGTTTCGTAGCCGTTTACATTCATTTTAACTACCTCCTGTTATTTTATTCGATATATTGTTACCTCTTACCTTACAATGATATTATACCATATAATTTGCTATTTGTCAAGTATGTTTTTTTAATTTTCTAAAAATTTATTTTGTTATAGGTTGAACGGAAAGTTTTCCGTTCAACCCATTATAATATTATTTAATTCTCTATCAACTCAAAATCTTCCTTAAAAATTTCAAAATCTGATTTTACATCTTCAAATTCTGGAAGATAAGTATAATACTTTTTATATCTTTTTCCGTCACAATTTACAGTAACAAAATATTCTCCATCATGACCATGTTCGTCATAATCTAATGGTTCTTGACTAATGGCAACTGTTAACATCTTAATCAACTCCCTTGATATAAGGCTTGCTATTTTCCGTTACTTCACCAGTAAGCATATGACATTTAAGAGTAATAATTTTTCCATCACGGACGAATCTCCATACATTAACAGCAGGATTAACAGACCATTCATCCGTATCAAGTTCTCCATAGTACTTTTTATAATATTTTTCCAATCGATTATGACACTGCTTTTCTGTTAGAATTTTCCCCACTACACATTACTCCTTATTTATAATATACTTTGAAATATTCTCCGACTGATTCTTGAATAGCTTTGCAAGTTTGATAAGCCAATCCTTCACTTTTGATTTTTCCAATGTGATTAACTTCACCAACCTTTGCCGTAATGGATGGGCTATACTTGACACATTCCATGTAGATATTATACCAAAGTTTTTTCATGATTATCACTCCTTATATATTTTTCCATGCAATACTAGATTGCATTATCATCAATAATAAAGTCTAAGCGTGTCCATACATCGTCTTGTACATTTGTGAATGGATTGTAGATATAATATGTTACGATTTTATCTCCTTCTTTAGCCCCTTCTACACGCTCATAGCTGATATAATTTCCACCATCTTTATTTGTGTAACCACCATCAGCTTCACTACAATTAAGGATTTTTCCATCCAATTTATAATTTGTAACTTCGCCAATGATTTTTTCCACAATGATTTTTCCATTTCTATTTGCCATGATTTGCGGTGTCAATTCACTTGTATCATAGATTTCTATTGCGTTTACATCTTGTATCATGTGGTCATAAAATTCCACTTGTGAAACACTATTAAGATATTTTCCATCGTGTACGCTTGTTTCTTTGATTGACACATCGTCTGTTAAATTCAAACCTATAGAAAATCCGACTGATAAACATATCCCAGTATGCAATATTTTTTGCAAGATTTTGTTCATCATCTTTCATTCCTTTCGGTTTTGGTTTAATGATTCAAAACTGGATGGAAAGTATTTGTTTCTGTCTATTAAATTTTCCATCCAATGTTCAATCATTAAAATTTATTCACAAGGCTTCCAAACTTCTACATATTTTCCGTTTGATTTCTCGTCTATATAATCTTCTTTGTTACAATGACAATATCCAGTAGCTTCTAAAACTTCCGCATCATTGTCGCTAACAAAAGCAACTCCGATTTCTTTGGTTTTTGGGTTCTTATATACCAAAAGCATCTTCCGTCACTCCCTGTAAATGTTTTGTTATGCTGCCTTACACTCCTTAATAAATTTTATTGCTTCATCATAAGATTCAAACCAATTCACATATACATCACATCTTCTTGTTTCCCTGTATGTGTCCTCTGGCTTTTCCTCCGTTTCAATCACATCAACCAAGTTTGCAATTACTTTTCCGTCGTCATAATAGCTGTTGCATACTGCATAATACTTTTTCATTTGCAAATCCTCCGCATGGTCTAAAATGGTAGTTTTATGTGATTAAACATATTCCTTCAAAATTGCATAACCAAGATTGAAATAACTGCTCATTGCCAAATTAAAATCATAAAATCTATAAGCTTTTTTCTTGTCTTTTGTATGTAGCGGATAACCAAATTCATCAGTTCCGCATACATATTCTCCATTCTTAAATGCAACCCAATATTCCATAATTTCCTCCGTTAATTCTTCCACTTACAATTAAAAATATCTCCGTCAAGAGTTCTAGTCATCACGATATATACATCATCGTTTTCAAACTCTCTATCTTCCGTTGCAATCTGTCTAATAGAATGTGCCTTTTCAAAAGAGTATCTTTTCATCAGTTCGTGTAATATTTCTTTTCTATTCATAATTCCTCCACTTAAAATGTGATTTTTATAGGGTATTGAGTACCCATTGGAGCATGTCGATTTTTAGTTCTACCGCATTTTCATAATCGTAATCACAACGATAATTGTCGGTATCTCTCAATGCTTTCAGTTCTTCCAACTTTTCATGGATTTCTTTTTCAGTTCTCATATCGTTACCTCCATTAAAATATAAGCTTTATTCTTATGTCTTATTCAAAAATTACTGCAACTCTTTCATTGAAAAAGTCAATAATTACTTCTT